CCGAAAAAACATTGCTCCTCCTCCATCCCCCGGTACTCGCTATGTCAGCCCCTTCTCCACGGCTAGCCATCGCGGCACCAGGACCGATGTCTCGTCATCGGACAGTTCGACCTGCGACAACGGGAGCCAGACCTCCTCGTCGGCTGCCTCGATGTAGAACAGGATGGCCTTCTCGGTTGTCCGGCGGACCTCGCCGTCGAAGCCAAGATACTCGCGGTCGCTCACAGCTCTCACGCTTCCTCCGCCCCATACCGCTTGAAAACCCCCGCCGCAGGCTCAACCCGAACAAAAACCCCAGCCTCCCACATCAGCAGGATTTTCTGGTCAGATGGGCCGTAATTGCTTTTTTTGGTCTCGAACACCAAACCCATTTCCGCGTGGTGATACAGATACCAGCGAGCCCTGACGCTGTTGTTCCACGCGACGTTGCCACTCTCCCCGGAACCGCTCGCGCGTCCCGCCAGCGACGGGTGCTTCGTCACAATCACCACACCCTGGATCAGCATCGCGAGCCGCCGCAACTCGCTGATGTACTGCATGACCTGACGTTCGTCGTTCTGATTGCCATCAAATGTCTGCGTCGCCGTGTCAACAATCAGATAACTCACCCCGCAATCCCGGCATTGGTCGCTCACCTCGCGCAGCAGCCGGGTCGGCTTCATCTGCCAAGTCACACGGTCCAAACGGCACAGCGCGTTATCCTGCCCGACACGAGGGCTCAACATCAGGCCACCCTCGGCAAAATCGTCCATCTCCATCCCAAGGTCCCGACCGATCGAGAATTGCCGCCGCCACAACTCGTCGTAATCGTCCTCGCAGGCAATCATCAGCGCCCGGCCCGGCAAGACGCTCATCCCCAACCACGCCCGTCCTACCGCAGCGCTCGAACACAACTGCTGCATCAACAGGCTCTTGCCAATCCCGCCATCGCCCGATACCAGCGCCACCGTACCCCGCAGAAACGCATTCTCAACCATCCACTCCCGCCTTGGCGGCTGCTTCCCCTGCCACCTGGCCGGCGATACCGCCCTGAATATCCGATCATCAGCTACTAACCTTTCCGCCGGACGCCCCCGCGCCTCCGCTGTCATCAGCCGCTTCCACTTCCTCGCGCTCACGGCTCAGCCAATCCTGAAAACCGTGTCCGTCCAGATCAGGCTGCAGACCAAGCCGCGCCCGCGATGCTTCTCCGATTTCATAAATCTCGTCAGGCGTCAGTAGCGGAAAAGGCTTAACCCTTTCCCCAGCACCATCAGCCTCGATGTCAGCCAGCAACCGCCAGAACACGGCACGCACGATGTAGAGGCGGGCAGCAGCCTCGCCCGTCATGTCGCACTTCCCCGAAACAGCCAGCTTGAATGCATCTTCCTTCACCCTCGCTACGCTCAGGCCTCGCTACGCTCGATTGCGGCAACCTGTCCAAAAGAAGACACCTTCCCCCTTACCCCCTCCCTAGAAGAAAGGAGGAGGGCGGCCCTGACGGGTTAAACCCCGCCTAGGTCCGATCAGGCCCCGCACTATCTCAGCGGGCGATATCGGGTGCCGGTGTAGCAGTGGGGTAGAGGCCCCGTGCTGCGGCCGGCTGGGCAGAGCGGCTCGCTACGGCGAGCCTTCAATCGCCTCTGCCGGGCGTAACATTCGGTCGGTTACGGCTTTAGTGCCGTATAGGTCTGCGACTCCTCAAACAGCCCCAGGCCGTCGCGCTGTGGCACTACCCAACGGTTGCGGATCAGAGCCTCGGCGCACCTGCCGGAGATCTCCCTCCCGTTCGCCAAACCCCACACGACTTTGCGATCTGGAGCGTAAGTTTTCATCAACGGCGATTGTGCTATCATCGCCAAGATTCTGGTCTGAAACATCGTCGGTTTAGGCGGCTTCTTGGCGCGCATGCGTCACCTCCCTAGCTTCGGCTTCCTGCTTCATCAGCAGCGAGCCATAGATCATGCAGTCCCAATGGAATGACCACCACCAGCAGGGATCATATGTCACGCCGCCAACCTCCGCTTGCGTGCTCGCCATTCCCGTCTAGTCCGATTAACCTGTTCCTTTCGTCGTGCCCATCTGTGGGGATCGGAGCGAACCTTTAGATAGAAAGCCCGGTCTCGGGCGCGCTGGCGCTCAGCGACGCTCATGCCGCCCCCTTGTCAGCATCGCTTACCGGAGGCGGCCAATATTTACGGCTGTACAGTTGCGAGAACCGTACAGCATTCTTGCCTGTGAGAGTGGCCATTGCATCAAGCCGCTCAAATTCCCACGCCTCTTTGAGGCTTAGGTGATCGAAGGGGAACGGATCGCGCACAGCCAGAGTCATGCCGCCCTCGCGATCGGCGTTACCGTCACCACGATTTTCGGCTGACCGCTGTAGACTTTTCGCAGTGTCCAATACTCGACTATCTGGCTGTCATCGCAATACACAACTCCGTTGAACGCATCTTCTACCTGCTTGACAATATTGGATAAATCCGGTTTCTTCGCCGGGCGAATTTCACCTAGAAGCGCCGCCGTTCGCTTAGCTCGCGAGTAAGATTTCGGGATTGCGAACTCAGCGGTCAGATTTACACCCACTGGACCGGCAAACGGCAATCGCCCGATCATTTCCTGATGCGCCAAAAGCTTTAGTGCGACGGCGTTGTTGCGTTGCCGCCTCGGCGTGAATAGGGAGCCCGTCTTGCTGATGCGCGTCCTCGCCCATGCTACAGGCTCGCCTAACAGGCAGACGGTGACGGGATCATTCACGCTGGCCGCCCCCGCTTAAGAGCGCGTGCCGCTACCGTGCCAACCGTGTTAGCCTCATCGCTAGCCGCGACAGGATGTCGGCGAGCCACAGCACCAACCTTTTGTCTGGCCTTTTCTTCACTGGCGGCTCCCCCAGCCCATTGCTGCCGTATCGCGGCACTAAGCGCATCTCGTTCTTCCAATCTTGCGACGATCCGAGCGGCCAATTCCTCGCGGCGCGCTACAGGGAACCGGCCAGCTAGCCATAGCTTAGCCGTGTCAATCGAGACGCCCCATTCGCGCGCAATCTTCTTCCGTGCGCTCGGCTCATAGGCAAAGCGCAATGCTTCCGCCGCGCTCGTCACGGAACTACCCACCTTGGGTAACGACATGCCTCCGCCTCGCGTGTAATTGTCGGGGCGTTGAGGCTACGAGGGCGAGGCCGGACAGGATTATGCGCGATAGTTCCCCCGCTATGGTGCCGATCCTGTCCGGTCGAGATTGCGGACGCGCCTATTTCCGCCTTGGCGATCGTCCAATGTGGCGTGACGCGGGGAGGCGTCATGTGCGGAAACCGCCCCCAAGGGGAGAGGGGATCGTCACCTTGGGGATCTGAGTGCAAATGGGAAGCGAGCCACCACCCGCTCAGCGGCCCTATAACGCAGGCTAGGACAGTCCAGCTTATGATGATGTAGAGGGCGGTTGCCACATGGCTTGTCCCATAAGGGGTTTATTCAGCGGCGGCTTCAGGCGGGCGGCCGTTTAAGTGGCGCGGCTCAAATTCCCCGGTCTCGCGATAGCGGCGGATCTGCAATCGGGCGCGCTCGACAGTTGAGAGGCGGCAGTCGCGACCCGTCCGAATCCCAAACACAAACCCCGGATCGTTGAGCGCATCGCGCCCAAACGCCGTCGGGCTCATGCCGCTTTCGACAAGGAATTGCTCGATTTCCGAGGACAGAGGTGCGTGTGTGTTCGGGTCCATCGGAATAGGAGTTTAATAGGCTTTTTCCTATCAGTCAAGCGGATCATTCCTATTGGACTTTTTTTATAGGGCGCGCGAACAAGGTCAGCATGCCCCGAAAGGCCAAAGACCCTATCCCGTATGATCCGCCGCGTAAGCACCTCTCGGATTTAATGCTACGGGAGGGGCTTGATTTTGCTTCCCTGTCTGCCATGATCGGGCGAAATGCATCGTACGTTCAGCAGTACATGAAATACGGCAAGCCTCGAAATTTGCCGGAACGGGAGCGGGAAGCCTTGGGACAGCTATTTAAGGTAGATCCAGACATTTTTCGCCAAAACTATCGACCGAGGGACGCTCAGAGCGAGTTGCTGGCCCTCTATGAGAGAGTGCCGGAAGAGCGGCAAGACGAGTTTCTGGAACTGGTGCGCCAAGCCGCGCGGCTCGCCACACCCGAACGGGCGGTCCCTACACGGCCAGGGCACCCGCGCCGCGCGGGAGTCAAAAATTAACCAATATTTTTGAACTGGCGCGTTTAGCGACCCGTTAGCCATAAATATTTTCAGCCGATAGGCGAAATCCTATTGACCGATAGGAAATAGCCTATTAAGCTCCCTCTCATCGAGACACAGAGAGGGGCGCGATGCCGAGCACCGCCGCATCAGACGAAGCGCTGCAAGCCGCTGAAGAATTGCTCAGCGACGAGTGCGCGCCGGAATTGTCGAATGGCGAGCACGACTGGCTGAAGCACAACATCGCGCGGCTTTGCGACTGGTTTGCCGCTGAAACCCCGACCGAAGAGTTCGACCGCCTGCTCCGCGAAGCCGCCGAATACCGCGAGGGCATCTTCGCCACGCACCGCTGCTGGCGCTGCAATCACGGCGAGAAGGCGTGCGTCCAATTCGACCCGCATCGCTGCGACTATCCCCGCGCACTTAATGATTGAGGTCACAGATGGGCCGCTTGGGGTATTGGAACGCTCATTCTGACCGCGATTGGGAAGATCAATGCGGCATGTATGACGAACCCGAGCCAGAGGAGGAAGAGCCGATGGACGATGTTGTGATTGACGGTCGCCAGTCCGTAACACTGAAAGACGCGCTGGATCTATTCGGTGCGTTCGAGGCGGCGCTCGACAAACAAATCTACCCGCAGCAGGAAGCCCAAAACTACGAGCCACCCGATAGCTGGACATACACCATCAACCTAACCGCCGCGCAATGGCAGCAATACAGCGCGGCGATGGCTCTGCTGGAGAGGCTGTGCGGGACGGGAGTGACACCATGAGCGCAATCGATCTATCGCCTGCAATCGATCTAGCGCCTTTTTGCGGCACGGACAAAGAAAGAGGGCGGGGTGTTGCGAGTGAGGGCGGCCCCGGTACGATGGTCATATTTGGCCTTAAAAATCATGATCAACCATTCTCGCGCGGCGACTACACCTACGCGACGAACGGGCACGTTATCGTCAGAGTGCCCCGGCGAGATGAGGTGCCAGAACAGCCGAAAGCGCCCCTCACTGTTGGTGCGGTGTTTTATAAGATCGACGCCTCCTTGCCGTTCCGCAGAATCCCACGTTACGAAATCCCGGAAGCAAAGAAATCGCCGTGCATTCACTGCTTCGACGGTTTTCAGCATGACTGTCCCAACTGCGAATGCGAATGTGAAGAATGCGACGGCACCGGCACTGAAATTGAACTGATATCGGTAGCTCTCGGCCCAGCGATTTTGGCGGCTCAATACGTCAAACTGCTGCAAACACTGCCGGATATCAAGATTGCTGTTGGGTCTGATAGGAATAGACCAATGCACTTCACCTTTGATGGCGGTGACGGACTGCTAATGCCGATGTCGCGCCCTTATGATACGCACGTTAAGGAACCAACATCATGAGGACTCTCGACCAAGTATTTACTGCTGCCACCAGCAAAGAAACGGCGCTGCGCCAGTTGCGCGCCAGGCTCAGTGAACTCGATGCCGAGGCCGAGAAGCTGCGCCTGAAGCGGATGAAATTATACGATAACATTCAGTTGTTCGCCCAAGGCCGAATCAGCTTTGAGGCCGCAACAAGATGCCTTAGTCGGATAGTGCGATGAAACTCGGCCTCACAGACGAGCAGCTCCAAGAAAGACGCCGTGGAATAGGTGGCAGTGACGCCGCGAAGATCATGGGCGGTATGTGGCATGAACTGTGGCTCGACAAAACGGGACGTTCCGAGCCAGAGGATCTGTCGCGCGTCCTCGCCGTCCAGATGGGCTTGTTCACCGAACCGCTGAACATCTTCTGGTTCGAGCGCGAGACCGGCCATAAGGTTTTCGGGCGCGGCGAGGTCTACCGTCACCCGGATTACGATTTCATCCGATGCACCCTCGATGGGCTGACGCTTATCAAAAGCAGACCGGCGATCATCCAGGCGAAGCATGTATCGGCGTTCTCTAAGATCGAGGAAATCGAGCAGCGCTACTATCCGCAAGTTGCACATGAAATGCTCGTCACGGGATCGTCCCTCGCGTTCCTCTCTGTTTTCCTTGGCACTCAGAAGTGGGAATGCGTTGAGATCCAAAGGGACCGAGAATATACTACGCGACTACTGGAATACGAACAGGAATTTTGGGGTTACGTGACGCGCGATGAACCGCCGCCGCAACCCGAAGCGGTTCCGATACCGGCTCGTCCAGCAGTCTACCGAACGGTGGACATGAGCGGGTCGAACGTCTGGTGCGATTTCGCGGTCGATTGGCTGGAGAACCAGGGTGCCGCGAAGAAGTATGACAAGGCGGCCAAGGAGTTGCGCGCGATGGTCGAGCCCGATGTCGGGCACGCCTTCGGCAAGGGCGTGGCGGTGAAGCGCAGTAAGGACGGAAAGCTGTTTATATCGGGGGCTGCAAAATGATCCAGACCAGCGAACAAATCGACGCTATCTCAGCCGCGCTAGTGAAGGCGCAAGCTGACATTGAGAACATCGCTAAGACCGGGAAAAATCCTCACTTCAAGTCGAGCTACGCCACCTTGGCGGACGTGCTCGACGAACTGCGCCCGAAGTTTGCCAAGCACGGCATCTACATCATGCAGGCGGCCATCAACGGCGAGGGCGCGACCATCGGCGTCTCAACACGGCTTCTGCATTCGTCAGGGCAGTGGATCGAGAGCACGCTGTACGTCGCGCCCATCAAATTCGACGCGCAAGGTGCTGGATCAACCGTAACTTATTTGCGTCGATATGGGCTCATGGCGATGGCTGGGGTTGGCGCAGAAGACGACGATGGCGAGGCTGCTGTCGGTCGCCCACAAGCCCCAGCGCGCACTAACGGCGCGACCCGCACCGCATCGGCCCCGCCGACGCCAGCGCCCCTGAACAAAGCCGCTCTGCCGCCGAGCCCCGAGGAAACCCCGGAGGTCACGGCGGCGCGCCAGCGCATCCGCATGCTGATCAATAAGATTGACGCAATGATCAAATCCGCGCCGAACGATCACGTTCTGTCGGTCGGGATGGATGATGCTCTTGACGAATTCAAGGAGATCGAGGCGGCTGGCGAGAATGGCAAGAAAGCCGCTGACGAGCTGCGTGAGAGATACAATGAGCGCATGGCGACGCTCCGAGAGCAGGCAGCATGAACGCGCCATCGGTCCCTTGTGCTTGGGAGGGCGACTGCTTTCGCCCGTTGCCCCGATTTAGGAAACTCTGCGATCAAACATTCGTCGTTGGCGAGACTTACCGGCTCGAAACGGTCGAGGAGAGATCAATGCTCTCACACCGTCACTATTTCTCCTGCATAGCGGAGGTTTGGCAAAATCTGCCGCCCGCCGCCGCCGAACGGTTTGCGTCCCCTGAGCATTTACGGAAATGGGCTCTCGTGAAGGCTGGCTTCCGTGACGAGCGCTCGTTCGTCTGCGCGTCGAAGGCGGAAGCATTGCGTCTCGCTGCCTTCCTGCGCCCGGTTGATGAGTTTGCTGTCGTCAGCGTCAACGGTGCTGCTGTGGTGATGCTGACGGCCAAGAGCCAGAATTTGCGCTCGATGGATCGGAAGACGTTCGGGGCCAGTAAGAACGCTGTCCTCGAGGTGCTCGCCGATCTGATCGGAGTGTCGCCTGCACAGCTTGGGAGAGCGGCATGAGAGATCATGAGGCTGGCGCAATAGCTATGCTGGCTTGGATGGTAGCCGAGCTAACACAGAAGTATGGCGTCTCAATGAAGCGCTTCAGCGAGGTCGTGCGGGAAGCGAAGAAGATGCAGCGGGAGAAGGCTAAGCCGCGATGATACGGAAGCACCTACGCCAACAAGTTTTCGAGCGTGATGGCGGTGCGTGCCGGCGGTGTCGGCTTTACGACTCTAAATGGGAGGCCGACCATATTGTTGAATTGTGGGAGGGCGGCAAGGATGTCCTCGACAATATGCAAACACTCTGCCGGCGGCATCATCGGGACAAAACATCAGACGCCACGCCCGTCCGCGCTAAGACAGACAGGCTACGGGCAAGAGAAGATTTAACCAAAAAACGTCGGGAAATACGATGATGGCTGACCGAGAAGAGATACTAACGGAAGCATTGCACAAAATCCTGCAATGGAGCGAAGCCTACCCGCTAGAGATTTTCCGCGAACCCGATTGGGCGAAGGCACGGGCATTGCTCGCAGCGGGCGGCGTATCGCTCGATGCGGTCAGCGGCGCTTGCTGTCGGCGCGTTGTCGAAGGCATCGGCGACATCGCGCGCCAAGCATTGGAGGAATCATAATGGCGCTGCCGATAACGGCGAACATTCGGCAGTTCACGCAAATCTCGGGGCTAGGCAAAACCAGCATTTACGAGCTTATCAATTCCGGCCAGGTGGAATCCGAATTTGTGAGCGGGCGACGGCTAATCAAGGTCGCGTCCTACATGGAGTTAATTCGCGCATCTTTGGACAGCGTGACGCCGCCGCGCCTGCGAGCCGAAAAGAGCCGCAGGGTAAAAAAGAGCCGCAGAAAAATGACAACCCGAAACAGCTTTGTCTATTTCATGGGCGGAGATGATGGCTATGTAAAAATCGGCTTTTCAAACAATCCCCATAAACGGTTGAGAGGCGTGCAAATAGGCTCCGCCTCGCCAGTGCGTCTACTCGCTATGCTTCGCGGCGACCGAAATGACGAAGATAGCCTACATAAGCGATTTGCTGCTTACCGCGTTCGTGGCGAATGGTTTCGCTTTGAGGGAGAGTTCAAGGAATATGTGGAGGGCCTTCCCCATGAGTAATATGGAATTCGTACCCACCACCGTCACGGTTGAACAGTTCGGCAAAATCTCGCAACTCGGCAAAACAACGATCTATAAAATGATAAAGCGTGGCGACCTTAACTCGGTCAGAGTCTATGGGCGTCGATTGATTGTCGTTCAATCATATTTTGATTTTGTAACTCGGGAGACAGCGGCGGAGATGCGGGCGCTGACTTCCGCCACCGTTCGTGATCGTTCACGGCAAGCCGCTAAATAAGGATGGGAGAAACGATGGGTGAAACGATATTTGGCCTCATAAGGCATTGTAATTTCTATGATCGTCCCGGTCATCTTCTCCGGGAACCCTGGTCCGTAACCGACCGCAACAGACCACTTCGCTAGGGAAGCCGCTATAATCTTATCTTCCTATCGTTCGCATCAACCCGCAACAGCCCGCATCAAACCGCCTCCCAATGATGGGAGAAATGATGGGAGAGGACATCAGATGAGAGAAACCTCAGGGACGCTCCTGATCGACGGCAAGGAGGTTATATGGGACCGGATGTCGTCAACCGGACTTGCCATTCACCCGGGCAGCGGTGATGTCATCCATCTCGGCGGCGAACCGGACGAAGAACGCATCCGGTGCGCGCTTGCGGGCTGGAATCAAGGATATGCCGCCGGTAAGCAGGTCGGCCGCTCAACCCTGCAAAACGAGTTCCGCAACCTGATGGACTGCCAGCCCCGCTAGTCTGCCCATCCACGCCCATGATACCGAACCGCATTTGGAGAGTTCCAATGATACGTCCCTTAATCGCCGCCCTCCTGCTAGGCAGCATCCTGACGCAGCCAGCCGCCGCGACCGTCACGTTCAGCTTCATGGAAACCGGAACCCTCAATGACTGCTTCATCGGCCCGTGTGGGCTTCAACTCCTGAGAACGCCGCGCGAACTCATGAGCATCACGCTATCCAGCGGCACAGAGACGGGCGAGGCCGAATCCAACGGGACCATGTTCGGCAACACCCCTCCACCCGTGGTCACAGACCCGAACTTCAGTTTCTTGGGTCCTGGTGGCGCTATCGAGGCGGGGATCGGCCCCGTACCTTTCTTCGAGTACGGGGTTTTCTACGACATGCACTGGGTTGCCGTCGCGGGGCAACTGACATACCTCTCCCTAATCTATGATAACTCGCTCAACGAATCGAGCTTCTCGAATTTCGGCCTCACCGGCGGTCTGGCTATCCGAGACCAGGGATGCGCCCTCACCCCGAACTGCCAGGTTACCGGGTTCTGGACCGACCCGCGATCGGACCCAATTCCCGAGCCAGGATCGCTAGCGCTTCTGCTGAGTGCGTTGCTGTTGGGTGGTGGAATTGTGTTTCGCCGGGCCTAAATCTTGACCCCTGCTCTGCGAGCAAGATCGACGAGTATCTGCTTCTGTTGCCCGATCCAGACCGCGCTCGCTGGATCAGCGGCTAGTCTGGCGATGCCCTCCGCCGAGAAGCATGCTACTTGAAGACCGATGGCTATAACCCCTGCGGCTGGAATTGCCCCGGCGACCGCTAGGACAGGGCGGGCGTCCTCGCAAGCCACCGTGATGGCATCTGAGGATGCGGTAAGCTGAGCCGCCGAGCACGAACCCAGCAGCAAAGATGCAACTAGAGCCGTTGCTCGCATAGGATTGCCTCTTTGTTTCGGGGGTGAAGTGGGGTAGGGTTTTTGCATGCCTCATTACGATCATTTCGCGCAAGACCTACAGTTCGTAGTTTGCCTCTTCGCCATTTATATCGGCGCTCTCTATGCCTGGATCAGACTGTGGGACTGGTGGCATCGCGAGAGCGACGAATTTGATGATCGCAGCACGATGTAAATCGCATTTCCGGGTAGGGCCGCGCGAGGCAGCCCTCCCATCCATGTGCTGTCCCCTTGGCGATTACGGGCCGGGGTTGGTCGGAACCGGCTGCGTGGCCGAGGTGACGTTGGCGAGATCGAGGCCGATTGCCGTAGCTTTCGTATCCGAAACGATATCAACCATTTCAGTGAACGCCTTCAGGCCAGCGCTGTCGGAGACCGTAAATGACAGCCCCGGCGATACCTGCACCAGAGCATTGAGCACCACGGCGGGATTGCCTCCCGCGTCCGTGCCCATGACGGCATTGAGGCTCGCGGGGTTGTTGCTGACAACGCTGAAGGTATCGGCGGGATCGGCCTTTTCCACGGTCCCAGCGTCATCGAGCACGAGGATGGTGATGGTATCGACGGCATCGTTCATCAATTGTAGATTTGCCACTAGTTTGCCCTTTCGGTAGATGGTTGGTAGTGCCAAAGCGATCCTTGTCGCCTTGCTTATCTGGGCGGGGGTGTTTGATTGGCACCACTGCCAGATGCGGTTAACCTCATCTAAGATCGCCTCGTCATTGGATTCGATACGGGAGAGCCACGGATAGAGACCGGAGATCCATCTCATGAGCCATTCCATAGGTTCACCGGGGATTTTTGACGATCGGGATTTCCGTGGTAGCGTCAACCGTGTGGATGTTGTCAGAGAGCGGCTGAACTATTGCCGTCTGCTGGAGTTCTATGGCAGCAGGCGTTGGTACGCTGACGACGCTGGCCCCCACCGGCACATCCACGGGCGCGGGAACGCTGACCGGCCCTGTAATGCTAACAGGGCCTGTTGGAAACCACAGGCGCAACGCCACCGTCGCTATCGCATCAAGCGTGCCGATTAGCTGTTCTTGCTGACCCGGCGTATCGAGCAGATGCCATCCTGCCGCGCTCGCGATCATCGCCGCAAGCGTGACCATTTGCGTCCAGAAAATCTTGCTCGCAAACAGGCTCTTGACGAATTGAATCTTAGCGGGAGCGTCGTTCATAGCAGATACCTGAGAGCCTTTCCTAGATCCCAGAGGGCTTCGCCGAAGAACCAGACAAATGTGCCGCCCATTATGGCTCCAGCGGTCAAATATCCGGCGGCACGTCTCACGCTGCCTTACCACTGAGGTCGGCGATCGTCCGCTCGATGTCTGCGGTATGGTCGCGCAATAGCTGCGCCACCAAGTCAGCGACAGGCTTTGTCATGGTTACAGTAACCATGCTGGTAGCTGGTACGGGCGTCGGCGTGACAACAGGCGTCGGGTCTGGCATGGGAACTCCGGGTTGTGGCGCAGCCTTGTATCCGGTGAGCGCGCGGTTTGCCCATTGCAGCCGCCGGTCATTGCCGGGCAGAAACGTATCGGTGGTGCCGCCGGGAGCCTCGAACATGACGCCAAATGTGAACACGGCTGAATCGAGCGCCGTGGTCTTTTTCAGTTGCTCAAGGTCGTGCGCGTGGCTGGTGCGTAGTTCGTTTACGAGGTAGCCGTAATTTGCCTCGTCGGAACGCTGGTCGAGCTTCTGTGCGGCGCACCACGCCTCGAAGGCACGGCGGCGAGGACCGGTCCACTGAGCCCAACCCCACCCGCCTGATGGCGGCGTCTGCCCAACCTCTTGAAGCGTCTCGAAACCTGAACTCTCAAATCCGAGGTTGCCGACGATGCCGGCGGCTTGCTCTGGCGTAAGACCAAACTCTTTGATCAGCGCGCCGACAACCCAGCCGCCACGCACCTCAAAGGAAGCGGGACGCGGCGGCATATCCATCTCAGTAGACCCACTCCAAAGGAATCTTGACGATCTGCCCCACATAGATCCGGTCTTTGTCCTTGATGTCAGGATTCAGTTCCAGGATCTCACCCACCCTGCTAGCCACCTCATCGGCAGGGCATTCAGTCATTCCCTGAGCGATTGCAGATAGCGTATCGCCCTTTCGGATGACCACAGTGGCAGCATCCTTGTCAGCGGCAATGATGTGCGCCCATTCGAGAACTTCGTGAAAGAAACTCATGATTTGCCTCCCTACAGTGTCATTGACCAAGCGACACATGCCGCTAGGATGATGACGGCCACAATCAATATCCAGCTGTGGCCGCGATTGATGATCCTCGCCGAGCGTGCCGCTCTGGTGCGGCGGCTCACCCGCGTAAGGCCGGCATGAAGATGTAGAGCCCGAGGAACAAGACCGCCAGCCACAGCAATCCGCCGTGTGCATACGGCCACTGTGAAGCGGGGCCATTCGGGAAGACCGTAATCAACGTGAGCAGCATGATGACTGCCCAAAGAACTTCAAGAATCATCACAACCTCCCGTGGCCGAAAAACAGATAAAGAATCAGCAAGATGCCGCCGATGCCGATGCCCCCGCCGGTTCCCCAGCGGGAATACCCAAAGATCAGCAGCAGCACAATGACGAGGATGATGATGTCCATCGCATTTCCTTTAGACGTGGACCCTACGCCTGAAAACGTTGGCAAACAATCCTACCAGCGCGATCAGCACCCCGATCGCGAGAACAACCCACCCGAACATTTCATTCTGTCCCACGCTCTTACCAGAGAGGTCAGCCCTCGACTGAACGAGGGTCTTGACATCCTGCAACAGCGCGGCCAGAGCCGGATCGGCGGCGCTAGAGCGGCCTCGCGTCTCATTGGCGTACTGCTCCAACTTGGTCACTCGTTCCGACATATCACGGGCGTTCTGGTCTATCTTCAGTCCAAGGTCCGTCTTCAGTTCTTTCAGTTGGCTCGCCAGCAGCAATGTCGATGAATCCTGGTTCGCCCGAATGACACGGGCCAGTTCCAGGTCGAACGTCAGCTTCTGCGCCGCGAGTTGGTCGATGCGACGTGTCTCGGCGTCGCGCGCCGCGTTCTGGAACCTGGTATCAGCGTCTCTAATTTCTATGTATCGTTTGGTTACTTCGGCAGCGAGATCATCGATACGTTTGACTGCGGCGATGACGAGATCGAGAACGTTCTTGGTCGGGTCGATGGTTTGGTTACCATGCGAATCGACAGGTATGCCGGGCGCTGGCTGGGGGTATTGCCCCCACGCGGGACCGATCAGAAGCGCAAGGACAATGAGTATGCGGGCCAGCATCATTCGCCCCTCAAGCAGCCAATCATTCCTTGTTGACCGCCTCGATCCGCTCCGCTTCAATCTCTTTTATGCGGTCGGAAATGGTGTCAGCATCATCAGCGGCCATCTCGCGCAGCTTTGGTTCAGGCTTCGGCTTTTCGTGATCGTGATCGTCGCGCTCAACGCATTGACGCTCGCCAAAATCATTGCCATTGTTCGGCCCCGGTACAGCGCCGCAGTAAAGGCAGCGCCCTCCCGGACCACGCGCCTCGCTATGCTCACGCACCTTTGCCATCCAACCCTCCCAACTGGAGAGAAGACCTATGAATATCGATCTGACAAAAGAGGAACTAGAGCGCATCTGCAAGCGGGTCAGGCACCGGGCGCGCGACGAGTTGGACTACCGGATCATCTCCAGGCTTGAGGTGCGCCTTGAGAACTTCTCCGACACGGAAGACGCCGCCTCAATGCACCATCGCTGAGATTGGCGCTGACGACGAGGGCGGCGGAGTACTGCACCCGCTGCCACCAAACGTCGTCTGAAAGGCATTTTTCGGACCAGCTTGGTAATACGCCCCAAGCGAGCTGTAACCAAAGTATGTTTGATAGTAATTCCACCTCGCATCAGCCTTCGCCATGACAGGTGCCATGCCGGTAACGCAACTAGCCAGCATTGCGTTCATCGCGCCATGTCCGCTTGTGAGATATCCTTGTGGACCAGGATAATCAACCCAATACCCGATGGGCGCGTTGGCAGGCACGGAGTAGAAATCATAGATACCGGGGTGCGATGGATCTGACGTGTCAGTAGTATCGACGGCAGTTCCGCCACGCGTCGTCGCCAGATTGAACGAGTTGTAGTTCCCCTTGATCGAGGCAACACCAGGATCAACGGCTATCGGGCAGGTAAAATGCGTTCCATCGGTAATGGTACAGGTGAGATTAACTCCTCCGATCCCGGCAGGGGAGCTACCGATGGCCGAATTGCCGCTGATGCCGACCTTTCTGGTTCCGGACATGCCGTGCGCGGAACAGGTCTGAAACGTCTCCGTTCCTGATGACCAACTCATGCCGCAGATCGTGCCTGCGTGCATGTTGACGGCGTAGTACGCCTGGTGGACCTGCAATCCTCCCGGTGCCTTACTATTATTGAAACCTACAAAAGATACCCAATTGAACTTGTCGCCGTTGGCTGGGTTCCATGACTGGCCGCCAGGGGTTTGCCCCCCATACACGCTGTAGTCCGAGACCCCAAGAGCAAATGTTCCCGGCGAACCTGTCAACCATTCTATCGGATGCGCTCCAACATCGGTCGCTATTCCACCATAGTAGTCGTCCGAGTCGATCGGGTTACTTATTATGTTAAATGAGCCGCTCGCCGGACTAGCAGAGGCAACCTGCGGGAACGTAGCCGTAGTTGGACCCGTCCGCGTTAGAGTGACCGGCGTATTGGTATAGCCTGCTATTTGCGGTGTACCAGTCTCGCCCGTGAACATATTATCGCCACCGGTCTGTGTCAGGGTAGCTATGCCCCCAGCCCAAGTGGCGTTGACGCTTAAGAGACCGCCCCCAATGTTGTTGGTATCGTAGGTTGATTCTCCGATAGCATACAGCGGATAATCAGTCCCAAACGTCGAGACGATATGCTGCCAGAACGTACTCTGACAGTTCATCAAAGTGAGAGCGTTGGCATCCTCATCATTGTTGTAGGCGTTCACCAGAACATTCATCATGTAGAACTGGTGGAACTGCCCACGATTGGTCCCGGTTGCCGTGTCCCATAAGCAGTTCGTGGCCGCGTAGCTATTTTGAAACGGGATGGCAGCGACAGGAAGAGCCGTGGATGCCTGCTGTTGGGCATGAAGATACGCCCCGATCTGTGTACCTGCCGGATCGCTGTCAGGCCACCACGCATCGGCATCAGTGAGAGCGCGAAGGCTCCACGCCTGGAGCCGCATCCCCCAGCCGCTTATGTATGTGACGACTCCGTAATAATCACTACCGTGAAACCCGATGGCGTTCCGATCTGTCGGGATCTGCCCAGAAATCGCATGGTTAGCGAACTCCATAGCCAGATCGAGATACTGCGGCTCACCTGTCATCAGATAAGCGCAGCTCGCGATGTCAGGCATATGTGAGAAGTCGGAGGTCCACGCATAGCGCGTTGCCAGACCGTGCGCGGGCGCGGTGAAACCCGACTGCCGCAGAACCTCGCCACCCCACTGAACCGTAGTTGCCGTTGAAGCTGGCATTCCGGTGTAAGAGTTGGCCGGATTACCAAGATGAACTGGCCCGCGCGTCGCGAAGTCCCGCATATTAATCGAGAAGTTATTGGCCGATAGACCTATGCTCCGAATGGTCTTGTCATCGTTCAGGCTATGGTTATAGAAGGCCCGTGCACACCACGTAGTCCGGACCCCGATGCTGTCCCGCTCCCCCCCCTGGTTGAGTTGCTTTAGATATGGACCCTTCGACATATTGTTATAGGCCAGGGTTCCGCCAGTGCCAGACCAAGTGCTGGGGTTTGGATCAGGAGGTGGCGATAGACTCATATTGTAGGGAGGCCAGACGTGTGTTGACTGGTCATAGGTAGGGTTGCCCTTGACGATGATCGGCGCGTCCGTCGCGGCTGTTCCCGGCACGTAGGCGTAGCGACCATCTGCCCCGGCAGTCCACAGCGTCCCAAAGTGCGGCAGCAACAACATCGGCTGAAAGGTAAAGGTGCCAGTCCCGCCATCGACGTTGCTTGGTAAATCACCCATATTACAAGTACTGAACTGCATCCCCGTTGGGAAACTCTCGATGCAATAGACCGTGTTCGTCGAGAGGCCAGTGGGCAACGAGCCGCCGCCATTCGGGAACACATATCCCGTCAGCATGCATTGCTGCGTGTCACCGCCACAATCGTTGTACGAGGCTGGTGTCGTTGTGGTCCAGGACCAACTGCCGATCCAGTTCGACGCAGTAATTGTCAGCGGGTTCGAGCCCTGTGGGAACGGCGGCGTAATCGTGGTCGGGCCAGCGCCATACTGGATGTTGAACGCCGAGAGACCGCGCCAATCCTTCGCTGGCGTGTCGTGGTTGTACCAAGGCTGCGTTAGGCGTCCGAGCACTCGATAGCCTGCCACACCACCACTCGCATCGAGAACCTGCTGGACGTACCAGTAGACTTCCATCTGCCCATGTGCGGTGCCCGACTGCTCCACATGCGTCAGGATGCGATAGACCCTTCCACCCCCACCGTCGCCGTAATTGACCACCTCAACGTTGCGGGCATCGTTGGCGAGCTTCGCGTCCCAGCTTCCGGTCAGGCCGAAACTCGCTCCTTGACCTGTGATGTTCATCTGAATCAGCGCAGCGTAGAGCTGTGTCGGCGTTAGGCCCGAGGCCGCCGGGGCAGACCCGCCGTTGAACACGTTCGCGCTGACACACGCCACCGGAACCGCCTTCGGGAACGGCCCCGGCAGCACCCCCGCCATCTTCATCGTGCCGTCAGACCAGTGCCGGATGTTGATAAAGGTCGCGGGCCACGGTGTCCCATCCAACGCCTGGAGTTGTGGGTACTGCCCCGCCGGGATGTCACCCTTCTTGAACTCCAGCGGGAACATCGGCGGCGAGGGCGTGTTCGCCGTGACCGTGGAGCCGGAGGTCGAGCAGAGACTGATCGTGTTGACCACCGCTCCGGGTGCGCCAGCGCGGAACTGCGCCGGGCCAAGATCGAAGGTTGGAGAACGGGTTGACCCGAACATATCCTTCGTATTGTTTAAGTTCATTGAGGGGAAGCCGAATGCACTTTGCACATAACTAACCCCCAACCCACGTACAGGACTGCCCGCCACCAGCCGGGGATTGGTCGCCGCATCCACGAACGTCGCCGCCGCGCTCTGACTGAATAAGCTACTCGCTCCGCCAAATACCTGTCCAGTGAGGGCGACTGAAAGATATGGATCGGTGAAACTGGGGTTCGTGCTGGAGTTGGGCAGATCGGTGGCGTTGTTGCTGGTCTGCCCCGTATTCCAGGTCGCAAAACAAGGAGTGTTTATGGCGACCTGATTTACCCAGCCGAAATACAGACTGTTGTTGAATGCCTTGGTAGCGCTGGACGTTCCCTGCACGTCGCCACACAGCGAAATATGCGCCGTTCTGTTGGCCCCGCTACCAAGCGAGATGTACGTCGTGTTGTAAACGAACCCGTTATATTTCCAGTAACTACCCGACGCGCCGACCGCATTGCTGCGATTGATGATGAGGTTGTTTCCGGATGTATTATATGCGTCCGCTCCGAAGGTGGTTGGACCGTCGCTGTCGAGGATCGAATTAGTCGCATTCTGTGAGTTATTGTGGCACCCCTCTAATCCACCGAAAGCAGGACTTGTCCCTCCTGTCGATTTGAGTTGCAGCCCGTCGAGCCAGACAAAGGTGTCGCAGCCAAAAACCGCGTCCTGGCCCACTCCGAGAATAGTGACTCCTTTGGTCTGATCTATCGCGAGCGGATCGCTGGAGGCTAGATTATCCCGGAAGCTCTCACCCGCTGCCGGCACGATACGCACAGTCTGGTTGTCAAATCCAAACCCGCAGCCGGTCGTGTCCATCGTCTGACTGATAGTGCCAATGCAGAAGTTGGCATTGTCACCGACACGAGAGCTATGATAGTTGACACTTATCGGATTGGCCTCGTCTCCAACACCGCCAGTATATGTTTGGGTGGCGAATCCTCCGTGCCAGGTCGTTATTGTCATCTGCACGTTTGAAACAATCTGCGCTCCTCGCCCAACAGACGGGTCACCGATAGTCGGATAGAGACTCTGTAGTTGATGTGGCAAGGCGCTGGCATGGGTGGCGTCCGAGGTATAGGGGATCTTGGCAACCGCGACCCAAGAACAACCGCCGTCTGCCACAGATGAACCTGGAGTTGTCGGGCCAGGACCACTCGATGCCGCCACACATTTGAACGGTGCCGAGCCAGAATTAAACACATGCCCGCACACTCCGAAAACGTTGGTGTCCCAATAGCACTGCCGCCAAGCCCACCCGGCATTGACGACGATCTGCTCCTGCCAGTAGCACCCTGGCTGCGGGTTGCTGTCGTTCGTACAGGTGCCAACATTAGGTTGCCACTGTACTGGATCGTCCCACAGCGGCGAACTGAGCGTGATGTAATCGACCTTGACCAGACATTTCCAAGTTGCACCCCCATCAGTTATTCCGGTGCTCGGGCAGGACGAGATCGTCGGCTGGCTGCCGGCGCTGGTTCCTGCTGTCGTCAGTTCCAGCAGATATAAGGCCGAGCCATTGGTGTAGGCGGGAGTTCCACCCGGCGTCAGGCCCGGCCCAGCCAGTACGCGATCCCCTAGATGCCCGACATGGGTGTAGCTATGCGATGACTGCCACGCAGGCGCGTTGGCGACGTTGAAGCTATAGGTGAAGGCGAGAGCCGGCGATGCACCGAGCGCGAACAGCAGTGCCAGGATGATACGCTTCATTATTTGGTTCCCAAGACCGCAGTTGCGCTAGTGGTGCCGTTGGGGTTGGTACACGTCAGCTTGAACGACGTTATTCCGGGCGGGGGGGTAAACGATTGAATGCCAAACTTGGAGCCGCCTGTAGTGAAATTATCCCCCGTGCAATTGTCGGCGTTATCAGTCATCCAGAATGCGGTTGCGGGTGGTGACTCTACTCTGAACCCAAGGATGACGGGTAGCGGTGTCGGTGGAGACGAAAGCGGAGGCGGGTTCTGCAGCCCCGGATCGCTCGTCATAGCCCATGCAGCTCCGGTGAGCACCCACCACTGACTGTATGTGTTGAGGACGTACATCTTGCCGCCGTTGGCGACTTCGAGTTTAACGCCAGCCCCGCCCGCAGCAGGCAGCTGGTTATTGAGCATGATGACGTTGCCGCCATTGGCGACGGCGGTGCCGAATGTCCAGGTTCCCGCCGCAGTAACGAGGTGGCCCCCACTAGCAACCGTGATGGTCGTGCCGTCAGGAGAGTTCTGTGCCCATGCCGAAACCGGCAGCAGCAGTAGTAAGGCTAAGAGTAGCTTTCTCATGTGGTGCATCCTAATACCCGCCATTCGTCCGCATGTTGCTGGTGAGCGCCGCCCCGCTGGACGAGGTGTCGGCAGTGTAAACCGCCATTTGGAGAAAGCTGGCCGTCAGCGTTCGAGCGGAGGAGTCATTGCATATATTCAAACCTAAACTAGAGAAAGCAACATTTGTACCGACCGTCCCGGTGGCGGTTGATCCATTGATCGACATAGTGCCCGTCCCGCCACTCACTGGTTGAGTGCCGATCATCGAGTAGAACGTTCCGACACTGACGGCCGGTGGGGCGACGAGAGTCGTTCCGGCGTTGTAGATTGCGTCTATGGTGGCGTTGGAGAAGCCGAGAGTCGGACCTGGGGACGCCGCATCAAAGGCTGGCCCCGCACTCATCAATGGGCCGTAAACACCAGCAGTCGAAACATCGACCCTTACCGCTGCAAGCATCGAGGTGGGTTGGGCGTTGCCTGGAAAGTCACCGTTGGCTGTGTGTGTTGTTCCAGTACATTTGAGGGCGGGAATAGTCCCGATAGCATTGGGGATAAAATAAAGATACTTGCCCGTGGCCGATACCATATTACAAAGAACTGTGCCGCCGCCACAGTAATTCCCCGCACTACCATCAGTATACGCGATATGAACCAAGCAGGCATCCACCCCCGGCGTCGAACCGCAGGGATTGCCTCCTCGCGTCTGCGTGCTTGACACGATACCGGTCGTTGCGTCTGATACCGCGTCGGCGCAGTTGCCCTCGGCGGTATCGCACAGGTTGAGCATCGCCTGGCCGCGTGTGGCGGCGCTACAAGCAATCGTGCCCCAACAACCCTTGGCCCCAGGCAGCACATCTAGGATGCCCTGGAAGCCACCACCGCCACCGCCACCGCCCTTGGTCCCCGGACCCGGCCACGGCATTCCAACTTGGGCCAGCGCGATCCCAATTGGCAATAAAACGGCAGCGATTGTGAGAAGTATTCTCCTCATCGAACGACCCGCCAGTTAAGTGTGATAGCGCCAGGGGTCACTGAGGAACTCGTGTTGTTACAAACCTTGAAATTTACGTTGTTTGAGGTCGGATAAGCGATGATGGTCAGCATCCCCGCTGTCGCTGGGATGTACCCGGTGACTCCTGTTGGATCGCCATTGAACGATGCCACGACAACATCGGTCGATGCAGCGCCAGTGGCCGACGTGGTGACGACCGTCGCGCAGGTGGCGGAGGTTATCGCGCCAGTGCCGAGAGCGGATGTCCCAGATGCTACTACCGCCGAACTAGGGGCACCCAAACTCAAATCTACCGTTACGGTGGAGCTGCCGGCAGCCGTCGCGAGCGCTCGCCCGATGACCTGTGAAGAGGCGGGACGGGTTGCCCCCGCATCATGGCAGGCACCAGCAGTTGTGGCTGAATTGGTAACGTAATGCCCGGCTGTGATCGCCGTGGCATCGAAGACGCAGTTGACTTTACCAATCTTGGCAACCAGCGCATTGCCAGTCGTACCTGCGCCCGCATAGACGATCCCGGCAATATCATCAACATCCGTCGTGGCGGCGATAATCGCAGTAGAGGGGGCACCGGTCAGCTTCGCCAGCTTGTTGATAGTGGTGCCGGTGCCGGCCTCGTTAGCAATGTCAATAACAGCTTGCGCCATCGCCGGAGTGGCGGAAAGCAGCGCTCCAACCAGGAGCGCCCCGAGTAGTTTAATTTTCATAGGTTTGCTCCTAGATTAAGAACAACGACCGTCCCGCCGTTGACCACGATTAAACCGTTCGGAGTTGGCGCAACCGTTGGCGGACCACCTACAGCGCCCACATAAAAGTAAGTGAATTGCGCCCAAGCCTGCGGAGCAGCAGAAATAGCCACCATCATGATGAGCAAAGCGATGTATCTCATCACAACGCGCCCTTAACTGCCATTGCGCAGTTAATCGTTGTAGTCGTGTCAGCAAAGCAAGAGATCACATCTTTGGCATTTCCGTTTGTGCTAAGGCTCGGTGCCGTGCCCCCAGCCCATTTGTAATTTGCCTGCCATGTTACTGTCCGACTGCCAACCGAGTCCTGCGTCAGAGCTACCACATAGGACTGCCCAGCCTTGACGTTTGTAGGATTGGCGACTGTTAGATTTCCCGCGCCGAAAGTTGCCGTGACGCTATTCGATGCGCTGAAATCGGGTGTCAGCGTGCCTCCTGGGCTCTGCGCTCCACTTGCTGTAGGCGTGATCGCCTGCCCCTTTGTCCACGCTTGGCTTACATCGAGAAAAGCGGCATCGGCGGGGGCTTGCCCGGCAACCCACGACCCGCTCAGGCTTCCAAACCCAAGCTGGACACAATTAAGGTTGTTTATGTCGAGGGAATTGAAGACTTGATTTGTGGCGCAGGCTTTGGCCGCAAGCGCAGAACTGCTCTCGACCGTCCAAGTGTGTATACCAGAGACTCGGAACACAAGCCCGACGCCCTTATTGGTATAAGGCCCAACGCTCGCTACGTTGCCTCCGGTGCCAACGATCCCTCCTGCACTATCCGCCGCATTTACCGCTACCGTAAGAGTGGCGCTCCCGCCGACAAACCCACCATCGGCAATCGAGATTGCCGTATCCGTACTGACTGCCGTGATCGCCGGCAGCGTCAGCGTCCCGGTCGTCCACCCCGACGCAACCTTGACTAATCGTGTGGCGTTGGCGATAGCCGCTGTGCCGGTGACGGCCTGTGGACTTGTCTGCCCGTCCACACCGAAACCTGGACCGCCGCCACCACCTCCTGTCCCATTCGATGCGGCAGTGATGCGTCCTTTTTGATCGATGGTTGCATTGAGATTGGTATAGCTGCCAGGAGTGACTGCCGTGCTCGCAAGGCTCATCGGAGCCGTACCGCCACTGCCGTTCGTGGTAACGAGATCGGAACCGAGCAGGCTTAAGGTCGTTGTGCTAGTCTGGGTGCGCGTACCGTCCGTGACTGCGGCAATGCCCCCGACAATCAGTATATTAGCGCAGGTAGTCGCCCGTCCTTTTGCGTCATAGGTACATTGTGGGACATGAGTGGAATCGCCGTAGGTTCCTGGGGTGGCATTCGCCGCAGCCAATGACATTGGCGCGGTGCCACCAGAACCGTTTGTTGTGACAAAATCGGCCGCTGTCAGACTAAGGGTCGTTGCGCTAGTCTGGATGTGCGTTCCATCCGTGACTGCGGCAATGCCACCGCCGCCGGCACCTGAGATGAGGACATTTGTGCAGACGGTAGCGCGCCCTTTCGCATCAAACGTACACTGCGGAACATGGGTTGCATCGCCATAACTCCCGGCACCAACGCCGGATATCGAGAGCGTGAAAGGGGTCGAGCCGGTCCCGGCTGCCGTACCGTCCCCGGTCAGCGCAGTGATGCCACCACCGCCACCGCCACCACCCAGCGCCGACGCAAGGATATTGACCGTGGCACCGCCGCGTATCAGCATAATCATATCGTTGGTCTGGGTACTTGAGACCACCGGTCGGCCCGCGAAATAACTAAGGAATTTCGACGTGAGCGTCGTCTGTGCATAAGCGACTGTTGACGCAATGAGCAACCCAGCGAAGACTGGCAGGATGAACCGCTTCATACTATTGGTTCCGAACCGGAATGCGGTTGATCACAACGTAAACCGCCGTTGCAGTGGTGATGGCGAGGCGATAGCGCCCCGAAGGCAGGTAGGCGGTTGAGTACCCGGCGGCGGTAATGGGCGCTGCGGCCTGCACATAGGTCGAGCTATCGCCCGCCAGCTTTTGCAACGTGATATTGCCGGCGCTGAAAGTCGCGACGGCATCGATCCCATACAACCCTCCCGACAGCCTGAACTCGGCAGTCGTGGCAGAAATGTTGGTCGCGACATATTCTTCATCTGCCCATGCCGGAACGGAGACGCTCAGCAGGACAATAAAAAAGACGGCCAAAAGCCGCCCGACATGAGGCATGATGCGTTCCCCCGTTTGAAGAGGCGATCCGTGAAAGCGTTAGTAATGATCCTTAGCGTCGTCAGTTTGTTGACGGCTTGCGGCCACAAGAACGTCCTCTGGCATCCGCCTGAAGGGACGGCTGGCCGGCAATACAATCAAGATCGGCTCGTCTGTCGTGGTGTCGCTGACTATCCGGCGAGTGCTGTCCCAGGCGGTGGATTAGGCGGCTTGCTGATGAATGCCGGCGCGGCTCAAGAGGCGCAGACCAGCTACATCAATTGCATGATGGCCGCCGGTTATACGCCGGAGTATCGCTAGTGAGCCTTCAGCATTTCCAGCTTCTGCTTGTGGCTGGCACCCTCGCGGTAGGCTCGCTGCGCCGCGCGCGCGGCTTCGCCGATATCGAGGTTCTGGTGCAGGATCAGGGCGCGGGCCTGCTTGCGTGACGCTTCGATTGTCTTGGTAATCACGTCGCGCTGCGAGGCTTCCGGCAGGTTCGTGAAATTCGCGCCGCCGACGATGTTGTCGAGCCGCATCTTCATCAGTCGCCCGGCAGTCTGCGTCAGCTCGTAATATTGCTGGTCATTCAGCCCCACACCGTCGATCTTGCGGGTAATCGGCGCAACCGGGATGTCCAGCCGGATCAAAGCGTTTGTCACGGGATCGTTGACCACAGCCGAGGGGCCGACCATCGTGTGCTGGGTGATCGGCTCGCCATAGATGTCGTTGCGCGTTTCGAGGGTCTGTCGCAGAACCGGGATCTTGTTTTTGACCGCATCGGTAAAAGAATGAACTTCACGCTGGTAGGGGTCAATTAACTGCGCCATCTGCCCCATGCCGATCGCGAAGGGCACAAAATCCGCGCCTAGATTGCGTAGATAGCGTCCGCCATCCTTATCCCAATTGCGTGCGGCGTTGATGAAATCCGACAGGCCGCGCAGCCAAGTCTCGTCAGCCACCACTTGCGAGAACCCGAAGATCGCAGCCGAAGCTGCCTGCGCATATTCGCCGGTTCCGGCGGTGTGCGCGACCTCATACATATTGGCAACGCCGCCAACCAGCGCACCGAGAGGGCCAATGAGCTTGCGGTAGGGATAATAGTGGTCGCCGATCCTGATGCTATAGGGCTTCCAGCCAGTCAACTCCAAACGCATCCGTTCCCTCGGATCTGAGGGACCGCTGCCGGTCAGGATCTGTTCCGCCGTCAACCCAATCACGGCGGTGCTGAGCATAACGCCAGAGGCAATCTTGCCGTATTGCAGGCTCTGCGCGACGGTGCCGTTGCGGCCACGCAGGTAATCCAGCATGGGGGTAGCTAAGAGGTTATTGCGCGCCGCTGTCGAGGCAAAGGCCAGCGGAGTGTGCTGAACGAATGCTTGGTCGAGGATGTTCGCGCCGATCTGCATGAACGGCATGACCGTCTTCGCGACGACATTGTTGTTGACGGCGCGCTGGATATTGGACATCGCAGAATTGAAGGCCGGGCGCTTCATCAGCACCATCGCCAGCGCCTCGTTGTGCGCGTGCTCGATGGCTTCCATCGGTGGGTTCTGGGTGAACTCGGCAACGTGCGCGTTATACGCCTCGCCCGTCAACTTGTTACTGATGGCAGACCGCACCGCGAGACGGGCGATTTCCTGCTCATACCCCATCGAATAGAATAGCGTATGGATCGCCGTCACAGCCCGCGAGGGGGTTTCCAGTACATAGCCCACCCTGCCGGGGATCGCCTGCGGCCGGGAGATGGCCTGCGCCGCGTTGGGCAGTTCGACACCCTCGGCAGCCTTCGTGATCAGCTCGGCACCCTTCATGTACGGGACGCCGGTTTTCAGGGCTTCGCCAGCAGCGCCCCATCCATCGCGCCAACCGCGCACCGCGCCATAGAGCTGCGCTGGCACTTCGGCCCACTGGACCCGATTGTCGAGCGGTTTGCCAGCGATCATCTCGCGGAAGCTGTCGATCGCTGCGGACGCGCTGGTGTCCGCAACCGCCTTAAACAGCGCCAGGTTGGTATTGCCGACTGCGTAGCCGCCGTGCGTGATCGGCCCCGAAATCAAGTTGTTGATGAAATAAGAGAGGTAGGCGGCGCGAATCTTCTGCCAGCGGGTCGCCCGCGTTTCGCCGATAAAGTCGGCGCGGGCGTCAGCGCTCGGCAATGCCTGCGACAGGTCGCGTTCCTGGGTCAGTTGGTCGAGCGTGCGGCCAGTGATCTTCTTGACGTAATCGGCGACCGACTGGCCGGCGGCGATCCGGTCGATACGCTGGAAGGCATGCCCGGCGCGGCCCCAGCCAGCCTTGATCTCGCTATATAGCTCAGCCGCCATCAATAGCTGCTGGCTGGTGCGCGCGTAGGCTACGGCGTCCGCTTCCGAGCCGCTGTCCGCCCATTTGGTGCCGGCCTCGACGGTCGCCTGGGAAATATCCTCGACTAACAGTCGAGCGGCTCGGGCGTCGTGATAAAGCTGATAAGCGGCCTGACCGAAACGCGCATCGCGGAAATCCTGCGTCCGCGCCGACATTTCCAGAATGATGCTCTTGGCGTCCTGGGTCGTGTTGAGGCGGTGAATCCAGGCGGTGCGGACCTCGCCTACGCGGCTGGCGGCAGGTCCGGAGGTGTCTGGTCCTGCGTCGGCGCTTCGCCGCTGTTCAGATAGTCGATTGCCTTCTGCCGCAGCGTTACCTCCGCCCTCGCCGACCGAGCGAGGTTCCGATACCCGGCCCGCTGGTGCGGCATTAGGTTCTCCCGTAGGGCTGCTTGGTCCAGAAACGTTGCCTCCCGCTGCGCCTCCGCCATCCTCAGACGGTGCTCTGCCGCTGACTCGCTCATCTTCGATCTCCGGGTGTGCTGCTTCCCCTACGCTATCACGTTCCGTCCGCACCAGGGGCGCAATTTCTCCGGCTTGCGGAGGAGGCGTCGTTGCAGCGTCGGCTTCATGCAGATCGGCAAATGTGCCTGTCGGTTCCCGTTCCGGCGCGATGACGGGCCTTTCCTTGCCCGTCGATAACATCCGGTCGAACACGCCCCGGATATCGTCGTTGATTGGCGCGCGGAGGCGAGTAACAGTCTCGTATATCTTTGTCAGCCAGTCTTTGAACTGCTCGAAAACCCGCGCCAATCCGGTTGACGGAGCGTGACCCTCCATCATGTAGCGCTCAAACCCACGGGCGAATTTCTCGTGGGCACGAGTCGGGATGGCCTCGCCCTCGGCGACGCCAAGCCAATTCCGCACGGTCGCCATGTCGGTTTTCAGATCCGGCGGAGCGCGCTCGTCAATGGCGTCCTTAGCCAACTCCTCAAGCCAAGCGTGACCCGTCTCATGGATGAAGGTCGAGGCGTCAGCGTCTTTGAAAAGGGTGATTTCGGCCCTAGCGTCCTTCTCGGGATCAGCTAATCGGATTTTACCTCGTCGGGTTTGGGCGAATTCTCGGGCTGGCTCTGCGGTTGCGGTGCCGCTGGCTTCTTCGATTTGGGCACGAACGCCACGCCCGGCGCGGATCGTTGGTGCCTCAGCTCGATAGAGATCCTCTGCCGACCCCAGCGCACCGCCAAACCGCTCCGCCCGCGCCTCGTAATGCGCCTGGACAAGAGCGCCGGCAGCGTTCGCTTCCTCGACAGGACGGCCAGCCGCGACGAGTTGGCGGCTCACGTCGCCCGTAATGCCGCCTGGGATTGGCTCGGCTGGCGGCGTTGGTGCTGCGGCTTGGGCCTCCCTAAGAGCAATCCCCTCAAGTCGTCCCGCATTTTGGCCGACGCCCATATCGGCCCCTAATTCCGTCGCCCTTGTTTCGCTTAGGATTTTGCGCTCACGCTCATTGAGCAGCGCCAGCGCTTCTTCGCGTGTGTAGAATTTTCCGGTCTCGTCAGCAAATCCAGGCTCCCCGAATTGCTCTTTCGCAATTAGATCAGAATGCAACTCTCCAGGTTCGCCGATGTGAATTTTGCCAGTGCTGCTTATGTTTGCCACTCTAAGACGGGGAAGAGCAGGGACAGGCGGCGCTACAGGGGCCGGTTCAGGTGTCGGGGCTACCTCAGGTGCCGCCGGGGCTTCAGGGGCACCAGCGGGCTCCGCTGCGGCTTCCGGCAACTCTCCCGCTTCGGCTCGCCGATAGGCCGCCGATACCTCCGGCGCGAGGTCGCGCATCTGGTAGTCAAGTTCCTGTCGCGCCTGCCGAAGCCGGGCCATCTCCGGCGTGTCGCCTTCCTTCGGAAGCGCGTCGGCGAGAGAGGCCCGTTGCGTTTCCAGAGCCGTGATCTGGTTGGCTAGTCCCGCCCGATCGCCCCGCGCTGCCTCTAGCCTTTGGGCGCGCAATTGCTCGATCTGGCTGTCAAGCGCGGTAATTTCGGATGAGGTGCCCTTGTCGCGCTGCTCGGCGAGATCGTTGATGAAGCCGGTCAACGTTTGCTTATGGGCCGCCAGTTCGTCATAAACCGAAAACGTATCCGGCGCGATCTGGCGGGCGATGGCGTGAAGGTCTGGCGCGGGAGCAGAGCGCTCGGCAACCGCCGCCGCTCCAGTCGCCGCAATATCGGCATCACTCGTTGCCGCAGGCTCTGCGGTGCCTTCCCAATTCGGGTTAGCTGTCGGCGACACAACACGCTCGGTCGGCTCCTCGACCCCGGAAGGCGTCAATTCGAGACGGGCACGCGCGGATGCCGCAAGATCCTCTGCTGTAATTGGCACGGCCGCAGGCGGGGGTCTGACAGGGACGCGGGTCGGAAAGCCGGTCATATGCCCCGCCGGGAACGCTTCCATGCCCGCAGCAATCGGCCCGAGCACCGGAGCCTCGACGGCAGCCTCGTGAACAGCGCCCGGCAAGCGACTGAACAGGATATCGGCACCAGCTATGGCGGGGCGCAGCAACCCCTCGTTGAACCTCCGGATGATGCTGTTCTGGCCCTTCTCGTAATCGTTGAAGATGCCCCAATCCTTGAGGTTGCGCTCGGTTTCCGGGGATAATTCCGCCGAACCGCCCCAACCCTTGGGCAAGCCATAGCGCAACGCTGAACCGACCGAATCTGCGAAAGGCGGCTTGATCCACGAATTGCCAAGATCGTCGCCGGTCGGTCGCTTGTTCAGGATCTCGTCGAGTGTCGGCGGTTTTGGCGGCGCACCGAGGATCTGGTCGAGCGTCTGCGTCTGCGATGCTGTTGAGGGCGGTATCTCGCTATAAGGAATATCCGACATCAGGGTATCGCGATCGGCGCGACCGGGCCTGCCGGTGCGGGCTGTTGGTCAAGGAATTTGATCCCGAGGCGGGTTAACGCCTGGGCAGCCTGATCCCTGGTAATTTCCTTGGCCTGATATAGCGCGGCTATGCCCTCCTTTGTTTTCATTTCTGGCTTACCCTGGATCTTCTCGGCCATCTGCCGCGCGGCGATCTGATCCTGATAGGGCTTGCCGAGCCAATCTGGGCTCGATGGGTTGAACAGATCGTTGGGGTTTTGCTTCGCCGCATACTTTTGCGCGATATGCTGGTCGATGTCCCAACTCATGTTGTATCGCTGGGTGAGCGCCGCCTGATCGTTGCGATCCATCGGCATGACGAGTTGCAGGAATTCCTTCTTGCGCTCAGCAAGTGCCGGATCGCGTTTCTTCAGCTCGTCGATGCTCTGCGTCAGTTTGGCGACGCCAGCCATACTGAGATCCTGGGTGCCGTCCGGTTTCGGCTGGGCCATCGCATAAACCTGCGAGGGGTCGCGGATCTTCGCGGGATCGCTCTCGTCAAGCGTGAGCCGTCCATAGGCCTCATAGAATTTCGGGCCGTAGGTTACGAGATCGCCTGCGGCGGTGTGCTTGGCGTGCTGCTCGACAAGACGGGAGAGATTTTCCAGGGTCGGCCCGTCAAGGCGTTTGTCGGCCAGCATCCTGTCGATGAGATCGGGCGGGGCTCCCCCTGGCTTCAGGGCCTCGCGCACATAGTCGGAACTCGCGGCGTTGCGCGCTTCCGTCAGGGCCTTCATCTGCCCGGTCAGCACCAGCGTCTTTCTGCGGTATTCGTTCTCTGCCAGCTTGGTGGCATGATCAAAAGCGACCGGATTGGCGACAGCAGCCGGATCGGCACCGATCCGTTCGAGCTTCTGTGCGTACTGCTGGTCGGCGATTTGCTGCGCGGCGGCGATGTCGCTAACACCGGGCGCTGGGAGGCCGGGCGGCTGTGCCGCCGGAGCTGCCGGCGTTGCTCCTAGCTGGCCCGGCGCGGGGATCTGCTGATCGGCGCTCGGCAAACCCCCACCAGCAGGCGGTGCAGCAGGCATTGCTGCCTGCGCTTGCTGCAACACTGCCTTGGGATCGCTCGAATGGATGCCGTCAGACGCCACCTTCGCCAGCGGGCCGGCAAAGGTCGCTCCATTCTGAGTCGCGATCTGGGCGAGCTGGTCGTTTGCCCCCTTCAGCTTGTCGGCGGTCCCAACGCCCAATACCGTAACGCTCGCCGCCCCTCGGGATTTCAGAGTCTGGATCTGGCTGACTACCTGATCGATCTGACCGGGATTGTTCGAGACGCCGGTCGAGAGAACGACGTTGCGACCTTGAATGTTCTGGACTGGCGTCGAACTAATGACGCCAAGTACGTCGGTCGGGCCAAACCCGGAAACCGCCGTATCGCCGGGATTGAAGACGCCGACTTTGCCGGATTCCTGCCCCGCCACTCCAGCTTTGCGGATCAGATGCGCGGTGATGCTGTCGCCGATCGCGACGGGCTCCGCGTTGGCAAGGCTGGCAGCCGATAGCTCTCCTGGCGCTTGGCTGCTGCTGCCCGCGCCTTGCGCCAATTTCGCCTGACCGAGACGGGTCAGGACATTCCTGACATAACCAGAAGTAGTTGATATGCCGTCTGTTTTATCGGAGATCCACGGCGTCGGGCTGCCTTCCGGGGCAACGTTACCGGGACCGGAGAAATAAGCGACCGCGACCCGCGCCGGATCGCCGTTGTAGGTTTTTGTGTATTGGTCGATGAGCCTGTTGGCGACGTTCACTCGGTCGCTCTCATTCGCATAGCTTTCGCCTGCTTGTTTGTTCTCGTTGAAAGTGGATTCAATGATCTGCGCTCGCCCGCTCGCGCCCTTGTAGCTGACCGCGTTCGGGCCTGAACCTTCCGTGCCGAAGATCGCCGAGCCGATTGCCGACGATCCAGCGGCGCTGGATGTCTTGTCACCGGATTCCACGCCACCCGCACGCTGGAATATCTGCGCGCCGAGTTGCGCACTACCCGCGTTAGTGGCCCTGATCTGCAACCGCTCCAAAGCGACCGGATCGATCTTGTCCCGGTTCGCCTCCAGGAACGCGGTGGCCTCGCTACCCCTGCCTTGCTGAATCAAGCGATCGGCGCGACCCTCGTAAAGCTGGTTCTGCGCCCCCTTCGTAAAGGCGTATTTCTCGGTTGGTTCCAGTGCGCCATAACCGCTCCCGTACTGCCCAAGCGTCTCGATCGCCATCTGCGCATTTGGCAAGGCCATCGGGTCGTCTGAGCCAACCGCGTTTCTTACCGCCGCATCTCTCTGCGCAAAAATATCGGCCTTCGCCTGATTGCGCCCGAGAATGGTGTTCTGCGTGTCGGCCGTAGTCTGGAGCCCAGCGATCGTCCTGGCGTGCGTCGCCATCCACATCTGCTTACGCAGCGGGTTGTCGATAGCGTTCGCAGACGACTCCAGCATCTTCTGCGCTTGCGCCCTCAGTTCAGCGACTCTGGCCGGGTCGGTTTCCTTCTTGATCTGCGCTTCTAACGGCGTGATCCCATTGAACAGATTAACCGTCGCCATCGACTCGTTGAGCTTGTCCCGCGCGAGCGTCTGATAGAGATCGGCATCCGACGCAGCGATGCCCGCCTTCTGGATACCAGTCCCAAGTGCCGCTTCGCCCTCGGCGACGGGATCTTCCGGCCGGAATTGCGGCAGCCCACCCGTGTTGCGCGGATCGTCGAAGCCAAGCTGAGCGAAGTTCGGCAGGGTGATGCCCATCAGAACCCGCTATATCCGCCGCCGAGCGAATAGTATTTCAGCCTGGACCGATTGGTGGCGAAGCTCGATATGCCCGACAGCAGCGTCCCAGCAGCGGTCAAGGGTGCCGCCGACTCGATGCGGTTGGCATTGAACAGGTCGATGCTGGCCTGATACTGATCGGAACGGGATTTCTGCTGCCCTTCATAAAAGGCCGATTGCGCATTGTAGGTTCCCTGCTGGGCGATCTGCCCCTCAGTGTTCAGTACGTCCGGGCTCGTTGCCTCGGTGCCAGATCCCGCCGCCAGTGCCCGGCTGCGAGACAGCGCCAGATCCGTCTGCCGACTGCGTGTGATCTGGGTGCGTTCCGCCGTCGCCGCATCTACGTTGGCCTGATCTTTCAGCGCTTGCGCATTGGCCCTCTGCACCGCTGCCGCGTAGGCGGCTTGATCCATGCCGGCATTGGCCGAGAGCAATGTGCCGCCAAGTGATGCCGCTGTGCCAACCTCGCCGAGACCAATGCCGGTCCCGAGAATGCCTGAGGAGGTGGTTGCCGCAGGCGCGAATGCACCAAACCCACCAAGGTCCAAAGCCGCCGGCAACGAAAACGCCGCCGCACTCTCCCCGCCAGCAAGTCCCGCTGCCGCCAACGCCTCGGTGACGCCAAAATCAATCTGGCACAGGCTCGGCGGCGTCCATTCCAGCCAGCGATCAAACATCGACCAGCCTTAACGACCAATGCCTGACATCGCCGTCGTTATAGAGCTCGGGATCGATCGAGAAGCCGAGCCGTCGCAGCCATTTCTCCGCCTTCGGCAGTTTCCGGTCGCACCCCACATACAGAACCGGCTCCCCAGCCACTCTCAGGGCCGCCAGCGTGCGTTTCGCGGTACGGTGCATCAACAGGGCCGGGAGGGGCTTCTTCGCGTCCAGCGAACCCCACGCCTCGGATCTGAAAGTCCCATCAGGAAGCCGGCGGACGACATGATGCACGATCCCCATGCCGACAATCTCGCCATCTTCTTCGTAGGCCAGCCCGAACCATATTTCCGGCGGTTCGCGTCCGTAAAACCGGAGAAAATCATCCTTGCTGGCGAGGCGGGGTCGATTCGTTCGGCTCATTGGTTTCCATGTCGAGAACAAGCCCCTTGATCGTGCAGGGGTAAGGCGACTGCACCTGAAAGCAAACCCGGCTGTCGGAATCCCACCCGCCATTGAACGAAGAAGGTATGTCGTCCCATTCGGTCAGAACTTCCGCCGCTCCCAGAGGGCGACCCTTGTAGGTGGGAGGAAGGCCGGTCATGTGAGCAAAATCCCGCCCAAAACTGAAGCCATGCCAAGCTACATCGGCGAGCATGAAGCCCACTCTGGCGACCCGCTTTGTCATCGTCAGGGCGGTTCCGTGTTCTGCTCCGTAGGCCAGCTTCACGGTCTGCAATTGAGCGGTATACGGAAGACCTGAAACGATGTTCGAGGCGGCGGGGCCGGGGAGCACGGCAAAGCCCGTGCCATTGGTTGTAACCGGCGCATCCGGCGGGATACGCACTCCGCCATCAGCCCACGTGACAATCGGGGTATTAGGAAGATGCGCGGCAGCTATCGTGTTGGTGGATGCGCCTGTTTGGACGACATGGCAATCCAGGGTCTTGTTCAGTATCCCTCCAACACATTCCGTCCGCTTCGCCAATCGTTCGATAAAGCGCACGGTAGAACTATTGATCGTGCGGTTGACGATGAAATAGACCTCATCCTCGTCGGTGCCGGGAAGCACCGCGACATCCTCGAACAGCCCCGGTGTCGTGACCGGCACCCACGCCGCGACATCATCCTCCTTCTCATAGGTCAGAACCGCGCACGTTCCGTCCTTCAGAACGAACCACACCCGCGTATCGGGCTGACGCTGCACCGCCACGGACTTAACCCCGGCCGCGCACATTTCCTGCTTGAGGCGGGTCAACTCGCGGCTTTTGTAGTCCCCGAGAGTAAATTCGTAGGCGAGTTCAAAAACCCGTTGGTCGTTGCGCTCGACAAAGATGCCGTAGATGTCCACCTTCACCGCCCGCACTCTCGCCGCGCCTCTTGTCGAGCAAGTGCGGGCAACGAATTGCGTCGGGGTCAGCGGTTCATCGAAGGCCGAGGCTCTGATTGAGATTTCCTGTGCTGCCGTCCCCGCGATCAATCGTTGCAGCGATAGCAGCCATCGACCGCCATCCTGCCCGCCCGTAGCTATGGTGCGGCTGATCGGGGCGGAATCGCCGATTACCGTATCGTCGAATGAAGCGAAGGCATCCGACACCGATCCGTCGATGTTTATGCCTGTCTGCCAGAACAGCCGCCCGTCATGCAACGCCACAGCCGAGGGAAAACCCCGGTAGAGCGACCACTTCCCTTCCGACCAATCATTTGTCGCCGTGGTCGCGCCGAATTGCACCAGCACATCGACGTTGGCGGTCTGATTATTGACAATATCCGTCACTCGGCAAATGCCGGCCTGCACCGAGCCCGCAAAACTTATCACGCAGTCTGCCGAACCGCTGACGTAATTACCGGTCTTGATGCCGAGCCGGTAGAAGACGATCTGGTTGTCGAGTCCGTCCTTGAACGTCTTCGATGTCGGAACGGTATAACTCTCGACATCCTGCCACGCACCGATTACCCCAAACGACCGTTGCAAGGTTACTGTCGCGTTGAACGTCCCGCCGACCGTGATGCTGAAAATACGCCCATCGGTTATTCCCGAAACACGAATTGCCCCGGTGAATGTGTTCTGCGCCGCCAAGGAAGCCGTTGCGGTCTGGCCGGAATGCGTCAGCCGGAACAGCGCGCCGACATGGCCGGATTTGAAATATGGCCGGGAAGCGATCAGCGTCGGATGCCCGACAACCCCAGATGGCGTCAGGCTGACATCGGTTATGTTGGCGAGGCGAAAAGGTCCATCGAGAGCGTAATACGCACCGACCCCCCAGCTATGGGAATCGGAACTCCTGCGCTCGATCCTGTATTGCCGGATCGTCTTGCCGCCCGCGACAAAGAGCACGTCGCTCGATTGGTCGTAGAAGATGTTAGCCAGATCGCCCGTGTTCCACGGCGTCGGGATCTCGACGATGCCGCTTGCCTCTATCGTAACCGAACTCAGATAGCAGCCGTAAGTCTGCTGCGCCCCGATCCTGATCCAGAAATTGCCCGATGGCGTGAAGGAGAGGCTGTAAGCGCCCTCGGCTAGAAGCTGGGCATCGACGTAGGTATTATCGCCCTGCACCGTGCCGATCTGGACCCGTAGCGGACCTCTTGACGTGACGACCCTAACGCCATGCTCGACGCCCACATTGCCGCAGACGATCTGCTGATCGATCTGGGCGTAGTTCGTGCCCGTACCGATAAATTGAACACTGCCGGCTGACGACCAAGTTGTAGCCGCGCCAGCCTCGTCCGAGATCGTCCAGCCAGCGATATTGGCCGGAAACGTGCCGTTGGTGACAGCCGCCGTAACTGCCGGGCGTGTCAGGTAGGCTCCGTTGATCATGATCCGCATGATGAGCGGCGTCAGGACTAGAAGCGCCTTGGTCACTTCGTCGAAATAAAATTCGATGAACTTCCCAGCGAGGTCGGACTTGGTGTGGTCTAGGAATTGGGTTCCGGGTCTCATCTGACATGGACCCAAAACGTGCGGCAGAAAATTGGTCTGAACTTGGGTCGCCACCCGCAGCTTCGCCAGATCGGCGCGAGCGAGAGCGAGTCGGGAGACCTCGCCACTATTCAACGAGGCGATAAGCGTATCTGTTGCGGCCACTTAGAACCCCGAATAAGGGGGCCATCCTTGCTTCCGGGAGAAATTTCCGCGCCCATATCGAGCACTTACAAAGCGCCCGCCCAGCACACGCGGCACGTCCCGCTCGTCATCGGTTATCTGCGCCTCGGCACTAGCTGCCTTGAACGCCTCGAATTTGGCCTTGGCAACACCGGCCATCTTCGGGTCCGCAGAGGCTTCGCTATACTGTAGCCATGCGAGGACGGCATCGCGGAAGTTAACCGGCCACCGGGTTGCGTCGAGGCCAATCCGCGAGACGTAGCGCAGCACAACTGGCGAGTAATTCAAATGGAAGGCGTCGAGTTCGTCCCGATAGTCGATCTCCGTCCATCGCGACAGAAGGCCGTCCGACCAGCTCTTGTAAATCTCAATGGTGCGGAACCAATCGTTTGGCTTAATCACGCGGTTGGAATAACCGGGAGAAACCGAGCCATCCGAGACGGAATTGGGCTCGCGATCAACTCCAGGCACACTGTCATCGGTGGTGAGTATGGTAATCCCGTCATCGGCCGTCAGAGGATTTCCCTCATCATCGGTGAGGAAGGTAACACTTGCAGCACGGAACGGATCGGTCAAAACGACAGTCTTGATCGCAAACCGCCAACGACCCTGTTCCAGAAGTTTGGTGACAGCCTGGATGTAGGCTCCTGACCATTGGAAACGCAGGAAGGGGTCGTCAGGGATATCGTATTGGTCCTTCGCGGTCTTCAGCGCAAGCTGATATTCGGTCCCTTCAACTTGCTCTTTCTGGGGCTTCCCCTTGTCGTCGCTGCCCTCCTCTTCGCCGCCCTCGCCCTCCCACTCCAGATAAGCCGCAACGGCCTTCGTGATGGCTTCCGGCCATATGGTCGAGTCCAACCCATCGGTTGACACATACGAAAGCGTGAAGGCCGGTGTGTTCGTGCTCCAGCCGTTCCCCGTCTCGCGAATATCGAAGGGACATTGAAGACCGCCAAAGTTGATCCACAGACCTTGCGTATTGAGATAATCCGCAGGGGCTACGAAATGATAGGCCCAGCCAACATCGGGAGTACCTGACTGCTGCGATATGTCGTACTGGACGGTCTTCAGGCTGAAATCGAAATTGGCCCCGGAAATGACGAACCGCGCCGCGCGTAGAAATTCGCCGTTGCGCTGGTAGGGCAGCCAGAAATCCGGCGACATCGCATCGCGCTCGATAGCCTCCGGTAGCAAAGAGGCGAATAGTTGCGACATACGCCCGGTCGCGCTGTCGCCACCTGTAACCCGCCTCGCGACGAGAAAGGCAAGGTAGGCTGCAACGGTTTGCGCAAAGTGCTCGGGCCAAGGATGCGCCGTATAAGCCGGATCGGCGTAGTTTGAAGAAACATAACGCAGCGTCGGGGCCACCGTGATGTTATAATTGAAACCGACACCTTGATCGCGTAAATCGAATGGACACTCCCGCCCGTCTGAGGCCGCAATATAGATGGCGTGCGGCTGAAGACAGTCGGAGGGAAACAGCGATGCGTTGACGTAACCTGGCATCCCACCCAGGACGCGCGGCAAAGTCGTCGTCACCAGCGCGAACCGCCACGGTGCCTGCTTCAGAACGAACGCAACTCCTTCATCCCAAGCGTCATCAAGCGCATAACGAGCCGTGATGTCGTCCGTCAGCGTCGCAAGCCGCACATCGCCCAGCAACCGAAGAACGTCGTTATAAAGTCTTAATTTTGTAGCGGTCATCGGCTACCCTTTGCTGAGCAGGGTACGGCGTTTTTTCTTTGGTTTTCCCTCTGACAAGGCGATCGCAATCGCCTGCTTGCGATCCGTGACCAATGGGCCACCCTTGCCACTGTTGAGCGTGCCTGCCTTGAACTCGTCAAAAACTTGTTTCTTGCGCTGCGCTGGCGTTCCGAGAATCGGCATCAGGCCGCCATCTTCTCGCGCCGGATCTCGGCCAGCTTCTCGCGAGCCAGCGCCTTGGTCGCGATCCTCTCCTCCACCGCATTGCCGAAGCGGTCCTGGATCGTGAATTTGTGCGGCCCGTGGAAGGTGATCTTGTATCCGTCCTCGTGATCTTCGTCCGACAGATCGACTTCAGGCGCGTCGGGGAGGTCGCTTGGCAACGGAATGCCATCGGCACCACAGAACCGGATCGGTCGAACCCGCACCCACAATGGCGCTTCATGCGAGTCACGCGCTATGACACGCAGATCCATCTCGAACGAGCCGTCTTCCGCGATAATCTCGATCACGTCATGGAGGCGGAATTTCGCGGCAAGATGCACCCAGAAATCGGGGTTGCGGCAGTGGGCAGGGGTGACGCCGGGCTTAACGGAAATATCATGCCGGGCGTGGGCATACTCGCTGCGCAAACTCCTTGTCGGCAACAACCTATTGTCGATATCCAAAGACATTGAGCACCTGTGAATTATGGAAAAAGGGGCGGCCAGTTTCCCAGCCGCCCAGGTCGGAGAGTTACTCGGCGATCACCACGCCGGTCTGCGAGATCGTGCAGGCAGGCGCGTTGGTGCAGGTCAGGACGTTCGCGAGTGTCGTGGCCGGCGTCGCGGTATCGACGATCCAGATGACATCGCGCACCTTGACGCCCATCGCGAAAGCGTTTGCGATGTAGTTGGCCGCCTTGACCGTCGCGAAACTATCGGCCGAGCGGTAAACCCACTCGTTCCAAGTGCCGTCAAAGAGACCATCGATCTTGCTGAGATTGTTCTGGTTGTAGGCCATCCGGCCCTCCTTTCAATTCGGTTACGAGGACAGGCCGGTGTCGTCGTGGGTGAACTTGACGATGCCGGAGTTTTGCAACTTCACCGCAGCGTGGAAGATGCTGGCCCGGCCCCAGGATGTGTCCTGCTTCTGGTCGTAACCAATCATCGCGTCGATGCCCCTGGTGGACATCGCATAGCCGGCGGCATTCTTGTGCCAGGCAAGGCAAGTGGAAGTCGTGCCGTTGCCGGTCAGGCCGGTATGCTCGGCCCAATTGATGCCCATCCAGTATTTCCACACCCCAAGACTCGGGATGCCCTCATCGACCTTCTGCGTCGCCGTGTATTGCGTGTTGGCGAACGAGGTGATGTCCGTCATGTACGCATAGGCAGCAGGAGACAGCGCGCAGTAGATGTTGCCGCTATCCACCTCGCCGACATTGGCGTTGCGCAGAATGACCGCGATCTTGTTGGCGATGGTCTTGTTCATCGTGCCGATCGCGCCGAGAGACACGGAGCCCGTTGCAAGAGCCGTCAGGATCACCGAGTCCTGCTGACGGTGGATGACCGCCATCGAGTTTTCGCGGATCAGCCTGATCTGATCGCCCTGCGACCTGAAGATGTCGAAATTGGTGTATTCCTTCAGGTCGTGCGCTTCAGTGAAGGTCAGCGTGACTTGGGTCTGGCTGTCGTCGGCCGGCGGGATTTCACCGTTGGAGCCGCGAGTTACCGCCGCGCGATTGCCGGAACCGGCGACGAGAAACACAAGCTGGCCGCCGCGATCCTGAGTATCGCTGCGAACGGTATCGACGAGAACCGCTTTGCGGCGCTCGAACGCTTCGATGTACTCTTCCTTGTAGCGGACTTGTTGGGCAACAGACATGGCCCTTTGCTCCTGTAAACAGGGTTGCGTGGGGCCTTCGATCGGGTGTCCGTTTCATCGGGTTTGCGGGTGTCGGCAGAGCCGGGCCGCGCGCCGTTTCAGCGGGGCTTTTCGTAGGCGGTTTGTGGTAGGGTGAGGCTGAGCCTCGGAGATTGCCGGGGCCGCTATGCGGGTGTCCGGCGAATGAAAAAAGACTAGGCTGCGCTGCGCCGCCCTTGGCGTTCCTCGCGGGCAGTTAGCGCTTCAAAGATTTGATTAAGGCGGGCATCCTCAGTCTTGCTGAGACCCTGCGTGACCGATTTCGTGACAAGTTCTTTCTTTTCCTCCTCAAGCGACTTGCCGCCGCCGGCACCGTCGCCGGCGACCAATGTTTCCTCATCGGCAAAAGCGCGGGCAAGTTTAGCCATCGCCCTAACGAAAGGCGCGTGATCTTTAAGCGCGACACCACTCGGCGACCGAAACGAGCGAACCATCTCTTCCGCTGTTTCGGGATCGAAAAACGGTTCGGGAAGAAGACGTGAGAACGCGCCCTCTGCGAAAAGAAACTCTTCGGCAAGCTTCAGATTTTTAGCATAATCTCGCCTCCCCCACTCAGTTTTGAGTGCGTCGATCTCGCCGTCCGTCGCTTCTTGAGCAACCGCAAATTGCGCTTCTTGATTGCTCCTCGCAGTTTCCAGATAGAATTCAAACGCCGCCTTGGCTGCGGCGGGAGTCACGTTGCGATCAAGCATCCGCTGCTGGAATGCCGACAAGATCTCCTTAGCCCCCTCGCTTGGGGTTATTCCCTCGGGATAGGCAATCCCGTAACCATCGGGCTTCTCGGGAATGCCGAGCGCCTTGCGGTGAGCGGCGACTTCTTCCGGGGTCGCGTCCTCGGGAAGCTCCGGGGCGCGAGCAGCCGAGAAATCCCGCCGCAGCCGAGGGATCGCCTTGTGGTAGTTTTCCTCGCTGGTGAAGCGGTTGAGCCATGCGCGGTATTTGGCGTCTTCGCCGACACCGGCTGCCTTGGCTACCTTGTCCCGCCAATCCGGCTCTGCCGTGGTGTCCGGCGCTTCGGTATCGGCACCACCGCTCAGTAGCGCTGCCTTGTCGGCAACCTGCGTGGTCGTCTTTCCCGCTTCGGGCGCGGCTTCCTGATCGCCATCGACTTTCTCGATGACGGCTTGATCGTCAGCCATAACTCAGCTCTCTAGCTTGTGAAGTACAAATCGTTGAAGTTTGATCGGCTCCCAAGGTCGAGCCGTATCCAAGCGTCCCCGCCACTGCCGGGCAGGGCAGCGGTGCCGCTGACTATCGCCGCTTGCGCAGCAAGCGCTCCCGTACCTGTCGAACCGCTTGTCCCCGTCGCCAGGATGGTCGAAATGCCATCAATCAAGCTTCCGATGCCGGTCGATGCGCTTATGCCGTTTGCAGCAAGCGTCGCGGCTGTCGCAACCACATTGCCGGTGCCGGTAGAAGCGGATATCCCCGTACCCGCCACTGTGGGTGACTGCGCGACAAGAGTGCCTGTGCCGGTAATACTCGGAAAACCAGCAGTGCCGCTTCCGGCAACTGTCGCGGCGCTATCAGCGAGCGCCCCAGTTCCAGTCGATACGCTGGCACCAGAACCAGCAAGAACCGCAGCGGTATCGGCTAGAGCGCCGGTTCCCGTCGATGCGGAAGTGCCAACCCCCGCCAGTACCGCAGCACCAGCAACCAGCGCCCCGGTGCCGGTACTCGATGATATTCCAGCCCCGGCAACCGCAGCGCCTTGGCTGGTTAGCGCTCCTGTGCCGGTAACACTCCCACCAAGATCGGCACCCAGCGGGTAGAGCCGTATATCGGCCGGGTTAGCGTCAATCTTTGCCCGAAGAAAGACATCCGCAGTCGCGGCGCTAGTTTGCCGACCTAACTGGAAATAAAATTGCACAGGGTATTACTGTTCCATCAATTTCCACGGGAAGGCGCGCCCCGTCCCGGTCAGTTGCTTTAACGTGACGTGCATCGACTGATCGCTGGGAAGGAACTCACTCTGCGCGATTTTACAAATGCTCGACCCGTCGAAAGTGCCTTTCCAGACCAGTCGTTCTGTTCCGCCATTCAGGATGGTCGAATAAAGACGCAATTCAACCTTCTCGGACACGTCTGCCAGCGCATTGATGTCAACCAGTAAGCTGAACGTCGCATTGCTTGTTCGCGTTGCCAGCGTATGCTCGGTGCTGATAACCGCTGTTTGCGTTCCTGAATTGACGGTCCAGGTCACGCCCTGACACCATGAAGCACAATGCCTTGCGCTGTGGCGCTATCGGTGCAAACCCTAGCCGCGAGCCGCGACCCAGCGGGGATGTTGACGGGGAAAAACGGACTCAATCCTGGCGAATAGATCGTTTCGGCCACCTCGGCGCGGATATAATAATTCGGAATGATGACCGCCTCGCTTCCCGCGCCGCCTACTGCGATATCCCAAAAATTATTGAATGTCGCGGTCGTGCCCGATCCGTCAAACTCGATCATCAGCCCAGCATAATCGACAGCGGTCGACGCGATCACCTGGGCATAAGATCCCTTGCTCCCGGATGTGCCAGCCGTGACGGACGTTGAAGCCGTAGTGGCTGCGGTAAAACCGAGCGCATCAATCCCAGCCGCACCCGAGCTTTGCGTAAATCCTCCATCGAAGAGATCGGCCCCGAGGTAGACATTCATTCCCGTATTGTCACTTTGATAGCGCGCGGCAACCCGCGTTCCGGCGGGAATGTTGAGAGGAATCAACTGGCTTATTGTCGTATACGCAGCAGAACCATAATTCCCCGTCGAAAAGAACAGGTCGGCGACAACAACCACTTCCGAACCGGCACCGCCAAATCCAATATCGATTGACACTCGATGCGCCACAGCGCCGCCCACGATGCCCTTTAGGTACAGCGCGCAGCAATCACCCGCCGATGATGCGACAAACTGCGACCAGGCACTTTTTGTGTTTGTCGATCCCGGCGCAGTCAGTTGCGCGGGCAGGCAATTTAAAGCGTGGTCATTGATGCTGCTAGGATTGCTGAGCGCTCCTAGTAAAGGAAACCCACCGGTCATGCGGTGATCGCCGCAGGACGCCCCGGCCCCAATAGGCCGATGGTCACGAGATAGGCCAGCCAGTTGTTCAGAGTCGTATCATTGAGATCAACCGTGATCGCGCATTGAATAGCGCGCAACGGACGAAGCGCCGTTGTGTCGGCTGTCGTGTAAATCGCCTGCAACTCAAGCCCGGTGAACCGCAGCAGAAAGGCGTAGGTGCTGAGCGAGCGCACCGTCGCCGGAGCAGCGGTGACGACCACCGAATGAGTCGGCGCGTCCCATTGATGCGTTGCATCAAGCGGCAATTGTCCGGTCAGCGCGGTTAAGCCATTCGCGGTCAGGGTCGCCGCATTCGCGACCGGATCGACATCATTGGGATTGTAGGAATAGAGGACCCCGGTCGCGGTTCTGTAGATATAGATGGCCACAATACCCCTGCTCTAGTTTGGCGTACTCACCAGAGTATTGACCGTGGTGCCCTCGACATCCGTGCCGCCCGCCTTATAGGCGACGGCATAAAAAGTCAGGCCGGGAAGACCATTCACGCCCAGCGAATAATTGCCTCCCGCATCAGAAATCGTGGTGGCAAGAAGGGTGTTGCTTACCGTGTCGAAAACATTAACCACGCAAGTCTCGAGCGGCGTACCCGTCGAATTCCGCGTCACCCCGGAAATGATATATCGCTGTGGTGTCAGCCTGTTAGGCGCATTGACCCAGACGCTAACCGAACGAGGGCCGGGGCCGACGCAATAGCAAATCGGCATCAGTTACATGACTGGATGGCAGCGAATTGAGTCGTGATCGAACCTGCCGTGGTGCCCCAGATGATCGAGACCCCAATCCCTGTCGCAATCCCGACATCAACCGTAGCAACCGATGTGCCGCCCAACGCTAGCACAAACGGCGCTGAAGTCGTTGGCAGAAGGCCCTGCGTGATAAACTGCCCCCAGCCGATGAAGGTAGAATTTGCACCGCCCGCAGCCGCTACAGCGCGGCACAGCACATCAAGCTCTAGCCGCCAGGGCCGGTTTGTCGTCGCGCCCGGCGAGAACAGCGCTCCCGAGGCACCCACGCTGGAAGATGTAACGAGAAGCCCGACACGCGGCGTCAGCGTGACGCTACCGGTGTTGGCGGGCAATGTGATAATTCCGCCCGCCGTGACCTTGTACCATTTGCCGGGACGCGCATCGTTCGCATTGATCGGCGTATTTAAGGCAACCGGCCACAAGAGGGCTTCGGTCGTGACCGTCGAATATGTCAGGATGTCGGCAAGCACCGGCTCCTGAAGGACATCCATTACATATTGACGGCTCAAATCATGCCCTCCTAGTTCGGGGCCGTATAGGTCAGGCTCGTCAGCGCCACAGTCTGCCCGGCAGAAATGACCACCGAGGACAATTGGATATCGCCGCCACCACCCGTTGCCGTGACCGAACAGAGAATGATTGCCGTCCCTGCCGCGTTTCTCAGTTCCGCCTTGGCAATCGTGCCGCCAACCGCGTTCGTATCAGAGGTGATCGCCGCTGCGGTTGCGACGCCGGCAGAGGTCGTGAATGACGTGTTGGAAAAGGTCAGCGTCGCTACCGTCACTGAGCCCGCAGTCTGCATAATCAATTTGCCTGGAGGCGTCCCGCCATCGATCAGGGCCGTTACGGTGCTCGCAATCGTGGTGCGGACAGCCGTTGGGTGTGTAACCGCCAATGCGCTACTCTCTGCCGGTCAGTTCGGCTCTCGGCTCTAGCCAAGGCGCAATCTTGCGCTCAGAAAGCCATTGCTGAACAAGCCTAAACATTTGCGCGGTAGAGTCCATCCTGTACGTCAGCCCGACGCAATACTGGCTCTTGGTTTCGTCCGACCAAAAATCCACCAGTGCGGTAAACTGCATCAGTGCCTCACTGGATATAATGAACCGACACCGGCACGGCTATCGCACCATAGGCCGACACTTTGCCCTGCGGGACTTCCCCGTTGGCGAAATACAAATTCCTGCCGCCCGGCAGCAGAAGCCCTGTCGTTGCTGTCGCGTCCTGCCCGTCGAAGCGGACCCGGATCGCATTCGTCGGATCTTCATTGCTGACGATCAGCGCCTCAGTCGCGATACCGGCCGCGATCAGATCCGTGGCGCTGCCGGCGTTGGTGTTGAACACCGGACGGTGGTTCCAAGGACGTGTCGCGTAATCGCCAGCCACACGCTAACCTTTCCCCCGCGCTCGCCGGGCTACTCTCTCGGTCATCGTGCGCGCTGGCGGCTCTACCCGTTGCGGTGCTTCCATCGGCGTTTCCGCGATGGTCTCTAGCTGCAAGCCAACAAATTGTCGCCCCTGACGCCACCACATGATTCCCGGTTCGTCAGGGATGGCGAAACTCAGCTTGCCTACTGCTGCGAGTTCCTTGACCACGAACTGCCATGCGAGTTGCTGTTCCGCTGGCCCCGCCGTGCCATTCTTCCACGCCTTGATCGCGCTGCCGACATCGCGCGGCACTCCTATCGTCGCGTCGGCTTCCAACTCGCGGAGAGAACGCATCAGCGTTTAACCGGCTTGCCGTCCTCGTCGAGCCACACGCAATCACTCAGTTTCCACTTGAACCACGGCTGCCCCTGGGGCCGCAGCATCGCGGCACGGGCAGCCTGACGGCGGCGCTCACCTCTTTCGTCGTTGGCGTCTTGAATCTGATCGCCAAGCCACAGGAAGAACCGGCGCTTAAGTCGGCCCATTGTGATACGCTCTGTTGCGATGACATCCGAAGAATGGCGTCCCGTTGAAGGCTGGCCTTACGAGGTCAGCAACCTTGGTCGCGTGCGGCGAGCGGCTGATGCAGTTCTTTGGAACGGCGCAATCGCGTTTCCGAAAGGGTACGTGCTACGTCCGAGACCGCATAAGGCTGGATATCAGACAGTCAGCTTATGCGCTGGCGGTCGGCCGAAAGGATTCCTCATAAGTCGGCTAGTTTGCACTGCATTCAACGGTGCGCCGCCATCGGTCGAGCACGAAGCGGCCCATTGGGATGGTGACAAGACCAACAACCGTGCGACTAACCTGCGGTGGGCCACTGGCGTTGAAAACGCTGCGGACAAAATTCGCCATGATCGCGTGTCGCGAGGTAGCCGCCAGGGCCGCGCTAAACTCACCGAGTCAAATGTGATCGAGATCCGAGCCCTGATCGCCGCCGGCGTTCCGCAGCGACAGATCGCTAAACGCTTCGGCGTCACCAAATCGCCGATTAACGAAATCCACCGAGGACGCGCATGGTCCTGGCTCACGTAGGCCCATAGACTGCCGAGCCGTCCGCTGCCGGTTGCGTGATGTTGTGTAGCTGAGCCGCCGCGTCCATGCCGGTTTTGGCAATGTTTGCAGCCTGCTCTGCCTGTTGCATCCCTTGTACGACGTTACCAGCCTGAGTGCTCGCCGCGACTTTCTGCGCAACTGTGTCTTCGTCAGGCAGCCATTCGGCAGGAGCACCAGATCCTCTCACCGCATCCTGTAATCCCCTAACCCAATCGACCGCATGGCCCGTATTTGGGTCAATTTTAACCGCGCCGGCCCCAAGCCCTAATGCATTCTGAAATTGATTTACTTTATTTTTTTCAATTGCATCTTGTAATGGGTTGGAAAACTTGAACTCTAGATCCTGCCCCGACAAAACTTTGGGCCAGTCCTCCATCCCGCCAAACAAGCCGATGTCCTTCAGAACCTCGAATATCTCGGAGAGCGTCATGTCGATGCCGTTTTCCCACGGCTCGAACAACGGGATGTTCGCCCTAATAAACTCTTCTACGAGCTGCGCGGTCTCGAATGCCGTCTTGGCCTGCTGCGGCAGGGTCAGCTTGGTCAGGTACCACGTATCCCTGAGAGCCAGAGTCGTGCGGTTGATCAGGTCGATGCCGATCGCCGGCTTGATATCGCCGGGCAACAGCGGCTCGATCGACGGCCCGGCGCGCTCGTCGTATTCCCTGTCAACCCAGGTAATCTGCCCGGCCCCGAGGTTGACGGCCCCCTTGATCGCCGCCTGAGTCACCTTCATCGGCGGGTCCAATGTCTTCTCACCAGCTTCCAGCAACACCAGTGCCATCGTCTGCATGCCGCGCCCATCCGATAGCCCGGTCATCGCAGCAGGCGAATAACCGTACTGACTCCCCGATAATGTGGCCCAGCGGTCGATGATGTAGCGGAACCGATTGGATGGCCGTTCGCTCAACAGCATCTTATGTTCGCTATCGTAATAGACAGAAACATAAGTCAGCTTTTGCCCTGGTTGTTTTTTGTTATATTCGTACTCATCCGCCAGCATCATCGTGTGGCAGAGCTTGAATTCCTTGTCTGGCTCTTTGTCTAACGCGGTGATTATGCTACTATGCAATGTGGCGTCGGGAAACTTCTTCTTGATATGCCGCGCCGACGCCTTGAACCGGCGGGACATGAAATCCTGGGCAATCCCATCCGCGTCATCGAGCCATGCGCAATCCCTGAGATGCCAGCAGCGCTCCATGAGCCGCTGTTTGCCGTCATTCCCTCGCGATGCCTCGATGGTCTTGACAGCGTTGCCGAACGTCACCTCATCGTGGTCGGCTTCCTTTTCTGCTCTGACAAACCCGGTTCTTGCCTGATACATCGCCGAGCGCATCAGGTTGTTGGCGTAATCGAGCGTCCGAGCGACCTGTTTGTCCTCGTTCACCCGGTCGTCCTGATGCGCCAGCCGGAACCATTGCTGGCCCCTCGGACGCAGCATCGCCGCCCTGGCATTCCCCAGATCGCGCCGGCATCTCAAGGGTTCGGAATCGAACAGGTCGATGGCGAACTCTTCACCAAGAGCGCGCTGAAGCGTGAAATCCGCCCGCTCGGGATAGAAATTGAGCGCGAGTTCCTGATTCAGCGAGTCAAGATTGCCCTTGAGGCCAAACAGCTTCTCCTCGCGCTTGGCAAGTTCCCGCGCGTTGTCATCGGCCATCCAAACGATGCCCTCGGAACAGGGTCAGTCCATGACTGCGAGAACGCCAGCATCGTACAGCTTCAGTTCCTCGCAGGTGGACAGCGTGTCGCCGATTCGATCGCCAAACATGATCTTGGCGTCATCGCCCCAATGCGCGCCCTCGGTCATGGCGATGCGGCGAGCGTGCATGACATCCTCCGCCGCGACCAGCATCGTGTGCGCCATGTTGCTTTGGAAGAACGGCGGCTCATTCAAATCCCGCGCCTTCAGGATAAAAATCTTCAGTGCCGGGTTGATCTCGCGGGGAGGCACAACGACCGGGGCCGCGACATGCGCGTCACGCTCCGCCGTCAGCTTGTCCATTTCCTCCTGTTCCGCCGGGGTCGGCTCCGACATGCCGCGCAACTCGGCCAGCCGCTCGGCTTGCTCAGGGGTCAGCGGTTGCGCCGCAGGAACTGCCGCCGGTTCGACAGCAGCCGGAGCCGGATCATGTACCGGAGGAACCGGAGGAACAGTGCCGGGCATCGGCGGCGGGACGGGTGGGGTGCTGGTGGTGACGGCTGCATCAGACATGGCTAAATCCTCTCTCCTTGGCAAAATCCCGCCGCAACTCGGCGATATCCGCAGGCGTCATGCCTGCCTCAAGCATAATTCTCTCCGGGATCGGATCGCTGGCCCCGATGCCCTCATGATCACACAGAACCCCCAGCCGGCTTCGGATGGCCGACCACCGAGAGAACCACATGATTTCCCTCCTACAAAGTACCGAGTTTTGTGCTGGAATAATCGTCGGTGCCGCCCGAGAGCAACGTCGATGCCCGTCCCGATCGGGCGGCGGCTTCCGTCTGGATCTTCCTCTTCGCCGCCAGAATGGCAGGGTCTTCAAGGTCAGGGATCGGGACGACCGGGGGCGGGGGCGGCAGCTTTGGTGCCGATGGACCACCGCCAAACAAGGCACCCATCGGATTATGGCCCGTAACTCGCCGTCGCGAGGGTGTTGACGACCATCGTCATGCCATCGAGCTTGACGCAGAGCTTGAAGGCAGTCTTCGCCGAGTCGGTGATCGACAAGGTGAAAACCCCAGCCGAATTGGTCTGTACCTCAAGCTTGAACTTGGCGAGATAGGTAAACAGAACATTGCCGAGCGTGCTGGCCGTCTTGACGGTCACGGCACCCGATGCAGTCGTAGCGCTGTACCCGTTGCCGACCGCGCTGTCCGACAGGAAGAGGTCAAAGATGGCGTTGGGAATCGGCGCACCGTTGGCGTTCCTCGCCGTCATCGTGATCTCGGAGACGGTGGCCGCACCCTGCGCCACGACCCCCGTCACATAGGCAATCCTGTCGAATTGCCGCTGTACCACGTCAACCATTTGCTATCTCCTTGCCAGTCTCAGCCGCTTCGCCCGTCCCGTCGCAGTTTGGCGATGCCCTTCCCCGTCTTCACAAGCTGGGTTGCCGCAGAATAAATACTCTCATTCGCGTCCAGGGCTTCCTCGGCGTGGTTTTTGAACTCGCCCGCTAGCGTTTCCGCCTCTATCAGCAGACCCCAAAGCTCTCGGGCGCAGTCTGCCGCATCTCCGTCGCCCAGCGACGACAACCGTTCATTCGCTGCGAGTTTGCGTGCAATATAGTCCTTCGGCCACGCTACATCGTTCCAATCCATTTGCTCGCCCTTCCGCGCTAATGCCCGGCAAAGCATAACAAATCAGCGACGCCGTGCGTAACGTTTAGCGCGCTCGTATCCGAGATTCGCCATAACCTGAAATCTCTCGGGCATGTGCCGCTGTGCCGCTCTCTCATCCCCGTAAGCCCACGCCATGACTACCGCATCGGCCTTGTCCGGCGATCGTCCCAGGCGCTTCCGGATCTGCTCTTTCATCTCGATCTGGATGTCCCGCTTCTCGGGAATCCGGCGCGGCATTGCCAGTTCAGCCGCCAACTCAGGGTCAGGCGGTAACGCAATCCCGGCCCCCGTCTCCGGGTCCAACGCCTCACGAAACCGCCACCAAGCTTCCGCCCGCTTGTTGGCAAACCCCTCCAAACCGTTCGCGCTCTTCAGCATCGAGCCGCTGGAGCCGAGAAACCCGACTACCGCGTCGTCGGGGAGTTGGTGTCGAAGGTGGTCGTAAGCCGAACCACCCCATCCTCCCCCCATGTCAACGACCACCGTACATCCGTCCCGCATTGCTCCGAATACCAGCGCAGCAACCGCAGGGCCGTTGCTGGTGTCAATACCTTCCACCGACTTGACCGGAGCAAACCATCGTCCATGCCGGGCGGCAAGCACGGTTCTATCCGGTCCACCTTGCGCAACATCCACTCCCATCGATGTCATCGGCACGTCACGCGGCGGCTCGCGGAACCACCTCTGACGAGCCTTCTGTATCCAATCGCTCGGGATCACCTGCCAGGCCGCGTCCTCACGACCAGCGAGGAAGTCGCCCTTCAAGAGCTGACTTCGCAGCGGCTCTGGCAGGTTCTCCAGTGTCGCCCGGTAATCCGTCCGAGCGAGATACGGGTTGTCGTTGAGCAACGCCGGCACAAACGTCCGCGATTTCGCGGTATACTCTTCGCCCTCAACCTCGTATCGCCCCGGCCCCTCAACCCACTGCGTCTTGTTCTTCGGGAAGATGAACCAGCGCAATTCACCCGGCACCGCAACCCCCGCAAAACTCGGGTCCAGCCACGGCGCAAACCATTCAACCAGCCACTGCCCTTCCGAGCCACGCGGCGGGTTGGATGCAAAAATCACCCGACAGCGCTGATCCACATCGGTCGATCGGCACCAGCCAATCAACGAAGCCGCCTGTTCCTCCAAAAACTCGCCAGCCTCGTCAAACGCCATCAGATCCCGCGCCCGACCGGCAAATCCCCGCCAATCGTCCGGCTCCTTCATGCCGCCCAGCTTGATCGAACGCCCGCCAGCATTGTGCTCGCCGCCATTCCCCTCGTACCGCCAGCCCTCGCGCCCGATCATCTCCCACAAGCCGTTGATCAACCCGTCCAACTCAGTCGATTGCCGCCTCAGGATAAGCGCTCTCTTATGATTGAGCGCGGCACACCCCAACAGCAGAGCGCTTTTGCCGCCACCCGCCGCACCACCGTACAGCAATTCGTCCGCCGCCGAATTCAGCGCCATCGTCTGCGGCCCCGGCAACGCCACAAACGGCAGCCTCAAAACCCCCGCCAACGCCTTGACGATGCCCGCCCGCTGATCCTCCGGCAGCCTCGCCAGATCACCCTCAATCGTCTTTAGCTGCTCCGTTATCGGGAGTGCCTTAAACTCTTGCAGCGCATCCAACCCCACCTCGTTCCTGTTTCGCGGCGACGGATCTACCAGCGCCGCCAGCAGAGAGGTCAGCACTCAGGGTATCCCGATGTCATCAGAACGTGTACCCGATGCTACAGACATGGGCAGCAGACGCCGCCCCAGCCGACGTTTGTAGCTGAACACTTATAGCGTCTGTGGGAGCGACAGGGATGCCGGAGAGCGCCACAATCCAGATAGGTCCGGTGCTCTGACTAGCTCCGGTAATTACTCCGCTAAGAGGTCGCGCGATCGAACTCTGGAAAATTGTGTAGGTGTAGGTTTCGCTCCCACTCGGTGCTGCCGAGCTTTGGCAGGTTAAATATTGGATGAAGCCGACAAACGGAACCTCGAACGCCAGCGCCGTGCTGCTGCCGAGGGTCGATATACCGCTTGGCCCGAGATATACCGTCGTGGCTGCCGGGACTAAATTAGGACCGCTCGACGCGCTGATTATCTGCGTCCCGTGCGGGACCGACATCCTGACGGGGCGGGTTGTTCCAGGGTTGGACCCGACCGCTACATCAAACTCGTCTTGAAAACCTGGAATGCACGGCGTCACCGACGCGGTTGCCGGAGGCGGCGGCGCTATATAAGAACAAATTATTTGATTATTCGGGTCGTTGAAGTTTGTGACGCCCCTTAACTTGATAAGGTTGAAGCCGCCATCCCATGATTGATTGAGGTTGGGACCATTTATATCGGTGTAATAAGCGTCGATGACGGTCCCGGCCTCGGCGAACCCGTTGGGAGCATCGCCGATCTGGACGCCACCTTGCTCGAAGGCAGGGCCGACATTCCAATCTGCATAAGTTCCCGAACCCAAGATGGTGTCTATATTCGCGACCAACACGCCGGTAGAAACGTTATATGAAGTGACGACGCCGCTCATAAAATTGCCGCCGTTGGCTTGCTCCCGTAATTGCACGAAGCCGCCAGCCTTGAAGCCCATCCCGGTCGGCACGGTAAACGACTTGCTGCCAGTACCGACCGCCAGCGATGTTGAAGACGTTACATTTGGCAACACATACATGATGGAGTTGTACAGCATCACGGCCTGACCGCCAGGGCCGCGGGAGAGAACCTGATAGGCGTCGCCGCCGGAGATCAGGGTGCCATGCCCAACAAACCCCTGCCCGGCGAGACTCTCGCTGATCAGGCCGTATTTGGGCCAGAACACGTCAGAGCTGCCGACGTAGCCACCACCGAACAACTCGGCCTGGCTGAACTTAACGTTGCCGCTCGGGCCGACCTTGACGTTAGCTCCGGTTCCATTCGGTTGGGCCATCGTGATAGGCGGGCCGGGCCAGCCGATCAGCATGTCGCCCAAACGGGAATCGGTTGGCCCATTAAAAAACAGACTGCCGCCGCCGATGCCGCCGGGCATGTCGGGATCGCCACGCTGGTTGCAACGGATCAGCTGCGTGCCGCCAAGATTGCGCACGATCCCATCGACGTCATTGGCAGCAACCAGCCAGCCAAAGGCATTGTGCTGCTCCCAGCACCAGCCCCGAGTATTAAAGATATCGACATTCTGCAGCGTTATGCCTTGCGCGTAGCTGTAGAATCCCCGCCCGTTCGGGTTCGCCGTGTTGTTAGGCGCGTTGCCATCCAGGGTAATATCGCGCAGGCTGAGCCGCCACGGGCCACCGGCTGCCGTGCCGTCATTGACCCCAGTGTTGATCAACTGAGTGATATGCCAGTTGGCGAACGGCCCGGCCGCGCCCGAGCCGCGCAGAACGTTGACGACGAGCTGCTTCGTTCCGGCATTGTATGAAGTCACCGTGCCGGTCAGCCAATTGACCGCGCCGGCACCGCCATTGGACACGACAGCCTGAATCCATGCTCCGGGGTTGAACGTGTTGACGGGTGCCGCTTCGAGTATGAAGACCACCGACAGAGGGCCGCCGGAAAGCGCCGGAGGCGCAGGAGGGCCGCTATAAACCGTCGCCGGGATCGAGACCGATGAGGTGCTGTCCGCCGCGACAACCAGGTTGGCGACACCATCGGTTCGCAACACATCTGTCGGCGAGTTGTTACACAATTTCAGCCGCGACACCTGTTTCGAGGTGCCCGCCAGCGTAACCAGATTCTTCAGCGTAATCCCCGTTGAACACCCAACGACCGAGGTTCCGACCAAACTGATCGTCGCCCCGCCGATGCTGCTCGCCCAGGCGATCGCCGCGTTCGTGCATGCCGTGTCGTCCGTCGCGCCATCAACCCGACAACCCCACATCCGGGTGTCGTAGATGCCATCGTGCGTCGGCTCCAACCGCCAGCGCCCGGTGCCCGGTGCGGCGTTCGGCACCACACAGGAACCCCCATCGTCTACGCACGCCGAGGCACCGTCCCAGTAATATAGAGTCGCGGGTGAATCCCCTGCCGAGGTGTATGCAGTCCGCAACACTGCGGTATAAGCACCCGCCGCCAGAGCCTTCAGGGAAGCGTGGTTAGGTGTTGCCGGCATCCCGTTGACGGTGCCAGTCGGGATGTTGATGCCGTTTACCCGAAACAGGATCGTTCCGGCGTTGCTCGCCCCGCCGAAGCTGTCCAGCGAAAAAACCCCGTTGCCCGAGCCATCGTGCCCAAGGCAAAGCGCACTGTAAGGCCCCAATGTGCTGGCCGTGTTCGAGCATACGCCCGGCCCAAAATGATCGGTGATCCCAAACGGGCTCAGTCCCAAACCCGAGACCGAGTCGCCAAAAACCCCGTTCCTCGAAGCGTCCTGAATCAGCCCGTTCGAGTCGAACCGGGGCACGTGGTAGGGAACCATCGTGCCAGACTGGAAAACAGGAATGCCCTGCCCGAATGCCAGCGACGGCAAGGCAAGCGCCAAGGCCGCCGACAGCGCATAGCGGTGCAGGGTCATTGAGCCTCGCGTGTGTCTACGTCATCACGAACAGCATGATCAGGAAATCGGCCAGGACCGCCAGCGCATGCGGCAGGGCAACCGATATCTCGGTAGCGCGCGGACCCTCACGGCGGATCGGGAAATAGGTGTCGGAGGCAGGCATTCGTGCGCCTCGCGTCTGGTAGGTGCGGCGGTCGGCATCGTTAACACACAATGCCTTTAGACGCCGCCGCTCGCCTTGTGAGGTGGGCTCCTGGAAATCGGATGGCGGATGTCCTATCCGCCGCAAAACTCACGAAACGCAGCGCAAAGCCTAGCGATCCTGAAAGCTCGGTGTTCGCGACCCATCCTCTGGCCCATCCACCTGCTGCGGAAACATGTTTTGGTTGATGTTAAGACTTGTAAAGTCTTGACGACTACTCACATTCAAATGATGATCAGATGCGCCAAATGCGGGGAGGATCACCACCTTGCGTGGCAATGCCGTTATGCGCCCGAAATCGCCGCTCGTAAGCTCGCGCAGCTTCAAGGCAAGACGATGGTTCGAGAGCCGGCCGCTTCGTTACCCTCTCGTCGGACAGAACCAGAGGCAGGAAAGCCCTCTGACTCCCGGCCAGTTGCGCAGAGGGCTCGAAGGGCTCAAAATGCTCGCCTTCAAGAGCCCGCCAACCAGCAAACCCTCTCTGCAGAGGGAGTGGCGTCTTTACGGGCCAACGTGGTTGAGACCAAGAGCGTGGGAGCATTTAATCGCGCGGCGTACCAAAAAGCCTACATGAAAACGTACATGCCGAAATGGCGCGCCAGACAGAAGGCTGCTAAGACTTAGCAACGTGCTAAGACTTAACAGGATGCTAAGACTTATCCTTCCCCCCATGCAGCACAGCCAGCAACGCTAGAGCCAGCTTAGAGCCGTCCGTTTCAGGGATCAGCTCCTTGCCGCCGGCTCCTACAAGCTCCGTGCGGTCGCCGTATTTCTTCGGCAACAGCTTAGATGCGACCCATTTCCGAGCGTCCACACGGAGCCGGGAGCGATTGATGTGCTCTTGATTGGCGACAACCACCGTATCGTCGCCCTGCTGCCGAAGCATCCAATCGTTCCGAGCATCGTCGGAAATCTCAATTATCTCAGCAGCATAACGCTCGGCCTGAACCTCACGCGCCTGCGCGTATTTCTCGCGGAACGCGTCATTTTTTGCAATCCAGCGATAAACCGTAGCCTCATCAGGGAATTCATCCTTATCGCAAAGCTCGCGTAATGAGAACCCTGCGATGAGCTTTTGGCAGATTTCCTCGGCAATCTCGTCTGAATATGAGCTGAAGCGACCCATCAGCCCTTCCCGATGTTTGGATATCGCCGATGCACAGCGGCGCGGACCTTGGCTTTTTCCTCGGGAGTGCCATTTGCCGAGACTCTTGAGAGGGCGTCTCGGGCGTGAGCGGCGTCGTGGATCGGATATCTGCGCCCAGGCAAAGCAAAAGCGCTGGCGGGCAGATCCTTGCGCGTCGCACTCATCAATACCGCCATTGCACCCCCAACGCAAAAGCGCGCCGAGATTGCTCTGGGCGCGCGTAGTTCTAATCGCTAGGCGCTTGTGGCAGGTTTCGTGTGACGCGTCAAGCGGTTAAAAACCAAAATGGACTCTCAAGCTCCCTAGCGCTCCGATCAAAACACCCGCGGCCATTGTTGGGGGCATCGCTCGACCCCGGTAATCCTCCCGCGCCAGCCATCCTTTGATGCTCGTCTCGCAGCCGAAGACGTGCCATACCCCACACCCGGCAACGCTTCCCATGCCTCCCAGCGCCGCCACGGCAGCGTGAACGGCTTCCCACGCCCCAACATGCCCAAAATGCTTTCCGGGTATAGGCGAGCCTCCTGTGCGGCCCATATCGGCTGCGCGGAGCGGCGACAAGCCGGCGCGCTGGAATAGCTCGTGGAACGTATCGGCAGCCATCCTTTCCTCCTTGGTGATGCGCCCGGCGCGTTCCCAGGTATCAAGCAATGCGTATCCTTGCCACGGATCGCCGATGCCTCCTTGGGAATCGACAATCTGATCGGGGAGACGCTTCACCTTGCCGTGCTGCTTGCGCCAGTCCGTAGGCTCGTTCGATACCGGCTCGTGATGCGGCAGCGGGGCTTCGATCCGTTCCCCGAAGTAGTCAACCGGCTTATTGCGCTGCTCAACCATCATGCATCTAGCCCCCGGAACTGCCCTAGTTTTTCACGACAATCCAGCCAATTCCTGGCTTGTAGGTCGCAGTTACGCTGTCTCGCGCCGTTAACCCATTGGGCCAGGTGTTTGGCGCTGGTTGCTGCATCTCAGGAATTGACCACCAATGCCAAGCCAGGGCGATGGCGAGCAATACAGCGCAAACGTCAAACCATCTCATCGCTGCGTTTCCCCCGTCTTAGCCTGATTGTCTCTGCCGCTGAGCGCAGCCCTCGAACCAATTGCCCGACACGCTGCGGGGTTATTTTGAATGCCCGCGCTACCTCCCGGACCGTATGGCCGGCGAGGTAATAGGTGCGTACCGCCTCGTTGCGCTCGACCTTTGGCTTTCGCCCACGTGTTTCTGGCGTTACGTTGACAGGTTCCATCTGCCATAATGTAGGCCATCTGCAAAAAAATTGCAATCCCTCGATTATTTTCCTTGACAGGCTGATTTGGCCGCTCTATGTTCGTATTCATCAGAGCAGACAACACGGAGCGAAACCCAATGAACCACCCAGATATCACCGTCTACCAGGATGCAACCGGCTGGGCATTTGTGCCGCATGGCGAAAAAGCGGACGCTTTTGTGTTTCATCAGTTTGCGTCTATCGGCGAGCGTGACCTTGAGCTTGCCGACGTGAACGAGATTTGCCATCGCGCCAAATGCCGTGGCTTTAAGGTTAACTTCGTACCGCAAGCGGCCTAACAAGGCCTGTCGGCGCTGATGAGTTCCGAAAGGATGAAACCCGATGACGATTTATAGCAATCCTCGTATGGAAGCGGTTATCGACGGCTGGCCAATCGGCTCGCAGCGGACTACCGCAACATTCGCAATCGAAACCGACCCGAAACGGGGTCAACGTGGAACGCGGTTCATTATTGACCCGAAGACCGGGAAGCCCAGCGCGACGAAGAAGCTCACCTTTGCGCGGCAAGCTCGGATCGTCGATGGCGACGACGGCCGCACCTACATCATCGAGTTGACCATGTATGGTCATATCTCGGTTATGCGCGGCGATATGAAATATCAGGCCGAGGATGCCATTTTCGAGCGCGACCCGCGATACGCCGACATGCGCGCTCTGTTCAATGTGGCGGCGCTCTAAGCGCCGTCGCTTCCCCATACCAAACACGGCAGACAAAGAGGAATTGAGATGATCGCGAAAATCACCAAGGCTTACGTCCGGCACTACAGCGACAATGGCCAAACCAAGGCTTATGTCGAGTGGATCGACCACAAAGGGCAAGCCGGCCGCACCGAAGCCGACATCACCAGCCGGCCAGAGGACGGCGTGATGTCTGAGGTTTACGGCGCTCATATGGGTGCGCTCATGGCGCGCGCTATCTGCACTGGCGTCACCATCGACCGCGAGACTTTGTAGAGGCGTCCCCACCAACACGGCAGCAGGAGAAACCAGATGACCATTACCAGCCAATTCGATCTCACCTTCGCCACCCAAGCCGAAGCGGCTGATTTCTTCGCCGCGCTCGACTATCGGCGGCTCCCCGTTCGCCAAGAAACCTATGCGGCGCAAGGCCGCAACGATGATGGTCTCGCCATCGTCACGTTCGCCCGCCGCAATCTCGTTGATGATGAAGGTCTGCATTTTCACTTTTCAGAAGTGAATCGCTGAGATGGATAACACCGAAGGCTCTGACGCTCACCTGATCGCCGCCGCGCCGGAGCTGTATGCGGCGCTGAAGTTCGTTTTCGAGCACATCGCCGACAAAGAGCGAGGACCGCGCGATCTTTATCCAGCTTTCGGCTTGGACGCACAGCGCGTAATCGAGATGGCGCGCGCCGCGCTCGCCAAAGCGCGAGGCTAGTCCCCACCAACACGGCAGCCCACGGAGAGATCAGATGCGGATGTTCGACGCGCTGAAAGCCGACGCCGAGAAGCTGCGCGCTCTGACCGGCGAAACGCAGTCGTTCATGATTTCCTGCGACGATTGCGGTGGTGAAGGCGGCTACGAAGTGGCTTACGCCGCGACCTCGAAATGGGGCGACCCAACGCCCGGCGGCGAATGGATCGAATGCCCCACCTGTCACGGCTCGGGCTGGCTCGACAACCACGAACCAGAACCGCCCCTCGATCCCGACGAAATATTTCCGCCGTTCTCTGACTAGCCCCACCAACACAGCAACCCACGGAGAGATCAGATGACCCGTTTCCGCATGGACAACACCAAAGGCTACAGCGCTGCCGAACTTTCCGAACTCAATGCAGCATGGGAGGAAATCATTGCGGCCGCCAATGTCGTCATCTCCAGATCACAAGGATGAGTTGAAGCGCGGCAAATGCACCAACAACCACCCACCTGATCGCAGCTTGTTCGATGGGGAAGACCCATGCCATTCCGACTCCGGAAACGAATCCCGCTATGAAATCTTCGGTGCTCATTGGCCGGCGGCTAGAAACGCACCGCTGGGCATCCTAGGCCATGCTCAGGACGCCACTCTGTTTCCCTCAGTACCCGGTCCATATAGGCGTCCCAAGCGTCACAGCGGTCGAATGTGGTGCGCTGCCGCTCGCTTCCAAATCTCACCCAGCCCCGGCGTCTGGCAAGGCCGATAACGCCACACTTGGCAATTCCGTGCTTTGCGCCAATCTCGGAAGCTGTGCTCCGCGTCTCCTCCCACTCCTGCCGGATAGCCTCTTCCTCGCCAGGCGTCCGCTTCCTTGGAGGTTTCTGCGGATTGAACGAAACCCATCCCCGTCGCCTGAAGAGGCGATAAAGAGTATCCTCCGATACTCCGTAGTCGGCAGCTATTTGCCTTCGCGTCGTCGGCGTCTCTTCCCACAATACGCGAATGGCCTCTTCCTGTTCTGGACTCACGATATCCGCCCTCCGCAAGCCTCGATCTCAGCCCTTGATGGCTGGTTCTCATCTCCCCCACACTGCCCGCCACAGCCCTGACACTTGCCCTGCGCGCTGCTGAGCGTGGCCCCATATGGGTCTTTCACCCAGCACACGCCATGCTCGCCGAGGTGACACTGCGACGGGCGGCGAGCCATGCGAACCGGCTCCAGTCTCGCGATGTCTTCCGGCGAGGGACGCATCACACTCGCGCCTCTATCGCCGATCCGTCGTGACGGATGGTCATGCTTGCCATTCCCGACTGGTTCGCCGAACATAGGCGTTGAGCCAGCGCACATGCGCCCAGCCGTAAGGTCTCTCGCCGATTAGGTGACGCAGGCGGTACAGCGGAAAGCCAGACAACCACCAAAAGCGCTCAGCGAGCAGCCGCGACACGACCCCACTAGACCACCCGAACCGCCGAAAAAACATTGCTCCTCCTCCATCCCCCGGTACTCGCTATGTCAGCCCCTTCTCCACGGCTAGCCATCGCGGCACCAGGACCGATGTCTCGTCATCGGACAGTTCGACCTGCGACAACGGGAGC